ATGGAAACGTCCAGACTATCCAGGGTAAGACATCACCACCGTCAGGCTAGTCAGGATGGCGCGCAGCAGAGCAATATTCCCTTGCGTCTGGCGGGAATGATTGGACGGGATTGCAGCCCGGCGGATTTCTTTGCCTTGCTTGGGGACGAACTGGCCGCGGTGTGTCACGCGCGGCATTGGTCTTTGCAGGTTCCCGGTCCGGTCGGGGGCACATGCATCTACACACATGGGGATGCTGCGTGGCCTGAAACGGGCATCCAGTCCTGTCCGGTGGTGCTGACCGGCGGACGGTGCGGCCTCTTGCTGCATGATGGTGAGGAAACCATACCGCCAGATTCTATGTGGCTCGGCTGGCTGGCCTTGTGTGAACAGCTGGCTTCGGACAGACAGCGTCAGCAGCATGCAGAGCAGTTGCAACGCAATTTGCTGCAGCTCAGTGAGGCACTGTTCATCGCCGTACCCGTACCGTTATTGCATATTGATGCATCAGAAACGATTTTGCGCATCAACCCCTCTGGCAGACACTTGCTGTGTGCAGATATTGAAGTCGTCAACCAGCTGTCCGAGTGCTTCCCGGAGCCGGAAACATACCGTGCCTTGCAAGAGATCATCCGGCAAGGATTCGCAGGTGGCGAAGCATTCCGATTTGAAAGAACCATGCGCTGCATGGACGGTACTGAGCGTAGTCTGATTATTGACGGGCAACTGGTACGGGCGGGGGCAGCGTTTGGCGGCATGATTCTGTCAGTGACTGACATGAGCCATTATCACCAGATAAATGTCAGTCTCGATGCAGCCAGGAAGCAGGCAGATCTGGCCAGTCAGGCCAAGTCTTCATTCCTTGCCGTGATGAGCCACGAGTTTCGCACACCGATGCATGCCATCCTGGGCATGCTGGAGCTGCTGTGCATGGGTGAGCTGGATGAAGAGCAGCGGGATTATGCCCAGGAAATTGAAACCGCAGCCAACAAGCTGTTGGGCATGATTGACGATGTGCTGGCCTGGACCCGCCTGGAAACCGCGTCCATCCGCGCTGATGCGCAAACATTTTCCATCAATGGATTGATGGATGAACTGTTGCCCAGCTGTCGATCTGCTGCGGCGGCAAAGCAGCTGGATGTGCGCTACAGCAACAAGCTTCCAGCTGATGTACTGATCAAGAGTGACCGGCGCTACCTGGGGAAAAGCATTGCCGAGCTGCTCGATAATGCAGTTAAGTTCACCAGGGTTGGCCAGGTATCAGTCAGCCTGGATTGCCTTACCACTACGACTCAGGATGAGCTGGTGATAAGGATTGAAGACAGTGGCATCGGCATGAGCAAAAGCGAGCTTGCCAGAGTAGGTGAGCTGTTTACGCAAACTGACGGTAGTACTGCCCGCTCGCATGATGGCCTTGGCCTGAGACTGGCATTGGCACGGTCGCTGATTGGCTTGCTGGGCGGAACACTGCAACTGGAATCCAATAGCACAGGCGGCATCAGTGCCACAGTGCAAATCCCCCTGCGTCAGGGAGAAAAAATATCAATCCAGCCGGGAGGGAAGGACCACCCGGTATTGATGATTGCACCGTCCGCCATGCTGGCAGATGTGGTCGGCCATTTGTTGCAGGAAAGAGGAATGCAGCTGACGCTGGCAACGACACTCGAAGATGCCGCATTGATGATCAGCAGTCTTCAGCCGAGGCGAATCATTTACTGCGCTCAAGCGGATGACAGCATGACTTTTGCCGGTAGCAGGCTGTCACGCTTGTTGTCAGAGACGGAGCAGTCATCATTATGGGTTCTGGCAGGCAAGCAAGCCGTTCCGCCACAGTCCGGAATTCTTTCCTTTACCGATGAATTGGACCTGATGCGGACGATTTGTCGGGAGTGGCCGGCAGAGTGCCGCCGCTTTACTGTAGACCACCATGCGCTCGTCGCCTTGTCAGGCGCAGACGTGGTGTGTGAGCAAGAAATACTGACCATGTTTCTGGAAGACAATGCGGATGACCTGAAACTGCTGTGGCCAGCGTTGTCAAATTGCCGCCTGTCCGAGGCCAGGGCCTTGCTGTCCCGAATAGCCACTGCCTCAAGTCAGATAGGGGCTCATCAGATGAGTGAAGTTGCACAAGCATTGCATGACAAGCTGGTGTGTCCATTGCAGCAGGAGGAGCATGCTCAAATTGCTGCTTTATATGCACTGCAGTGTTCTGGAGAAGTGCTTGCTGGCAAGGCCTGAATCAGCTGCAGGTCGTGCAGATTTCTTAATGGCCCTGAGGACTGTATTCAAATTTGGTTAATGGCATGACCTGTATTTAAGTGGAATCAGGCATATCTCTTTGAAATACGCACAGACCGCTTTGGTCACGAGGTGAGTAAAAAATTAGGTTAATTCTTTTATCTTGCCAATACCGTGGCACCTAAATAATTTTACGAAGCGTGAATGCATATACTACAATGGGATAGAAGACTTCTACACAAAGGCTGTCGTTTTAGTGTGTAGAAGTATGAAAAGTGCCAAGAAAATAAGGGGATTTTGTGGTGAAATTCGGAATCCCCCCCTCTCCGCCAAACACCCCTAAAGTGTTGTTTTTACAGTAAATTCAGGTTCTGCAAGGCTTATTTGCCCCTGAGTTCTACACAACACTCCTACACATTGGCGATAAGAGTGTAACGTCGCGGATTGTTTTGCACACTGTAACTTTGCGGCAGTTTTGGCACTCGTTTGCACTTTAATTGTCACCGCCAATTTGCAGGGTTTTTGTCACTATTTGCGCTTCTTTTGTCACCGGTACGCAAAAATATAACGCTTCCTTACCGCTACTTTTCCCTGTGATGGAGGAGGGTAGTCAAGTCCTGGTTCTCCGTGCTCTACCACTACCTGAAATGAAAACATCCTGGCTGAAGGCAGGGTGTCATGTTGGTTGTCGACTGCTTTCGACCCATTGCGGTTTGCTGCAGAGGCGGACGTTCAACGGTGTGGCAGAGCATCCAAAAATACCTGTTGAGTACCGCCCGCCGGTATGACCCAGCCCAAGATTCACGCGGTGACACCTGAGCTAAACAGTGAATTGCCTGTCACCGTCTCTGGTCTCCACAAACCGGCATCACCATTGTGCCCCCCAGCAACCGTTCTGTGGGCCTCAGTGCCTTGAAGAATGAGAGGGTACTGGGCGATGTCTGTTGGTGCTGGCGACCGTTAGAACTGTGGCAGGGTCATGAGTCAGAACAGGTCTGGTTCTGACTCCGGTGTCAGTTGCTTCTCCAGGAACTCAAGCTTCGCTAGAAGTTCGTCAAAGGTGACTATGTCCACGTCCCTGCACGCGTTTCGGAACACCTCAAAGCTGCGCAGTTTACTCGGATCAGTGGGGATGCGGCCTGCGACGACCACGCACTTGATGACATCTGCACCGGACAGGCGCAGGGCTGGGGTGTCATTCAAATGAGTCATCCAGCGTTGCCTAAGCTCGCTCTGCTGAAACAGCACCTGGGTCACTGCACCGGAGAGATCCGAAGTCGGACCAAAGACCTCCTGACCGCGGTAGGCTGTGCCCTGCAGCAAGGCCGTCTCCGGCGTTTTGATTTCAACTATGGCAAGTGCTTGACCATATTCCTTGAACAGGAAGTCGCCGATCTGAGCACCTGCACCTGTCAAGGTGGAACCCTTTGCATGGAATTGCGTATGGGTCAGCTCGACGGGCCGCGCAAAGGCCAAGCTCAGGACGAACTTGTTCTGTTCAAAGAACGTCTGCCAGTGCGGTTCCGTGAGTTTGCCGGCAAGCTTCGCCTTGAATGCCTCGATCATCTTTGCGAGCGTCACCCGTTCAATCTCGGCGTGTAGCGTCATCAGCTCCTGGGGAGCTTCGGTGACTAGCTCACCGAGCTGCTTGCGCACGGCCTGCACGTTGGATCGACGCTCGGCGCGTTCCCGGGCCGCAGCCTGCTTCGCGCTCTCGCGTCGAACCTCGACCAGGGGCGTCTTCACCTGCACGATTCGACGGAATCGTTCGGGGTCAAGCCTTGTCAGCAAGTCGTCGTGCACGATGCCCTGCTTTGTTTGACGAATCAGTTTACGGCCATTCGTCGTGACCCGATTGAAGGCGCGACGCAGCTTGTCGACTTCCTGAGTGCTAATCGAAATCACGCCGTCTTTGGCGTGCATTTCCGGGTGTCGACTGATCACGAGGTCATCGGCGCCCTGAATCCGCGATAGGCTTTGCCACATCGGGTCAAGGTGCTTGTTCAGACCGAGGCCATTGCCCGGAGGGTCAAAGATACCCCAGGCTAAGCGCAATTCAATGTGCGACGCTGCAGCCTCAGCGTCATCCGGCAACTTGTCGTCGTAGTCATCGACGTAGATAACCGTAGTGAAACGTCCGTTCTTGGGCGTCAGGTAGCGTTGTGCGTGCGGATTTACATGGATCGGCCGCATGATGATCTTGTTCGGAAAGATAGTTGCCAGCAGCGGCCAGTCTTCCTTAGGCATTTCGTGCCAAGTTCGAGTCTGAGCGTTGGCGAGCCTGTACGTTCGCAGGAAGAGCTTTCGTGCAGGCTCGGTGCCCTCGGTCGCTGCTTCAAGGTGGAAACTCGCTTCCAGTACGTCGCCATCACTAAACGGCTGCGGCGCGACCGCAGCTCCACCCGTCCCATTTGCCATTTTGCAACCCTTCGTCCGAGTCGTTATCTACTGCTGGCGAGTATAAGCTATCGAGTGTCGATGCTAGTTCCTGGCCGGCCTCGAATCTCACTTGGTCGATCATGTATTTCGGCCTAAAAGGCCGCAACTGGCCTCGAGCAGTCCTATGTCGCCATTAAGCGAACACCCGCACCTATCCGATACCCGTCACCTTACTCCTAATCCACAATGCATAAAAGGGGGCCTCCGCCCCCTTCGTCCTGCTTACCCTCCCTCCCTACACATAAGTCCCCCTCAGCTTCCGGGCGATCCATTCCACGACTTGCGGCACAACGGCGTTGCCGGCAGCTTGAGCCTCTGCAAAGTTGGTCGCATCCAGTCCGAGGCAAAGCCCATGATCGCGAGACGCTCTGGCCCGGTCAGCCATCGAATCCCATCCACCGGCTTGAGCGACGAGGCCTGCGCCATTGATAGGGATCTGGCTGGCAGCTTGTCCGGCAAGTAAAGTAGGGAAAGGCTTGAGCCCGGATTGTTGCGCTGGCGGCGTGCCAGGAACTGCTGCCACTGGGCTGGCGTCAGCCAGCAGCTCGATGGGGGGCTGTTCGTGAAGACCGGCAATAATGAATACGCGACGGCGTTTTGTGGGGACTCCGAAGCATGAAGCATCCAGCACCCGCCAGCATCCCAGATACCCGCATTCGGCAAGCGTGGAAATGACTGTCTGGAAATCCTGGCCATCTCGGCAAGAGAGCAGCCCCGTGACGTTTTCAAGGACCAGCCAGCGAGGTTGTAACTCACGGGCGAGGCGGCAGACTTCAAAGAACAGGCCAGAGCGCTGGCCGGCCAGGCCTTGCCGGGCACCCATGGTGGACAGGTCCTGGCAGGGAAAACCGCCGACCAGGACATCAACAGCGCTGAGGTTGTGGACTCCGACGGTGCGCACGTCGTCGAACTGGCGGGCATGGGGGAAACGGTCGGCGAGGACGGCGCGGCAGACGGGGTTGATTTCGACTTGCCAGGCGGTGGTGAAACCGGCGTTTTCAAAGCCGATGTCGAAGCCGCCGATGCCGGCGAACAGGCTACCGATGGTGGGGTGTGGGCCATGCATGTGCATCCTTTGCAGTGGCGTGCGATGACGCGCTGGCAGGAGGCTCGGCGGCCTTCAGGTGATTGTGTGCCCGGCAACGCGGGCATTTGATGCTGAGGACCAGCACGTGGCCCTCAGCGAGTTTGCGGCCGCAATGGCCGCAGCGGATTTCGGGTAGTGACATCGGCAAGGTGGTCCGGGACCGTTTAACCGTTAGACTGTCCGGGCTTTCTGCGCAGAAAGTGGCAGCCTTGGGGTGACTTGCAGGTATCGTCTGCGGGTCAGCTGGCCGGGTGGGTGTTGGTAGCACCCATCCGGTCGCTGTCTCTCAATAATGCAGGGCCGTCTAATCAGGCCAGTCGATGTGCATGGGGTAAGCCGGCTGCTCCGGTACGCGGGCCAGTAGCACGCGGCGGCGTTTTAACGTGGCAAGGCTGCTTTTCTCGCTGTCGGTGGCCATGTTCAGGTCGATGGCATCCTGCAGCGGAACGATGGCGCTATCTACCTCCTTGCGTCGCCGGGCGAGTTCTGCAGCAGCAGCGGCTGCCGCATCCTCGCGCTGTGCATCTTCGTCCAGCTTCCATTTCGCTTGGTCATGATCCCAGCACATGAACTGCCCTGGCGGTGGTGTCGCGGTGAGCCAGTCAGGCAGTGGCCCCAGACCATGATAAACCTGTGCTGCAATCGTCTCGCCAATGCTGTAGGGCGTACCGTCAGCCTGCCAAAGCGGGATTTGCCGATGTTCATCCTGCAATTGCCAGGCACCGTCCACAAATACCGCTACCTTGTCATCCGCTTCCGGCGGGGGCAGTGCGGTGGCATGGGCGGGAATCAGCCAGACTTCATCTTCCAGTGGTGAAGGGTCGGCTTCGCCGGCAAACAGGTAGACGGCAGTCAGCGGGTCGTAGTGATAAATATGCATGGTCTGTCCTTAGAACTTGATGCAGGCGAGCAATGCGATGTTGCGTGGGCGGGTTTCAATCCCTCCGGTACGTCCGGTAGAACCAGGGAAATTGCGTGGCCACGATCCCCCTTGGGAAACGTAATCATCGGGTGTCGAAGAGCTAGCGCTGCCAACAAAGCGATACTCGTGATAGTGCGACCGGAGTTCATCCGCTTGCGCGCTGCCGAACAGCCTGCCGGGATCAACACTCCGCCCATCATCAAAGCCGCGCACGAATTCACCACGCAAATCCGGCAGGTTGAACGTTGATGCACCATCGCCTGCGCCAAAGGTGGTGCCGATGGCAGCAAACAGGTTGGCGTAGGCACTACGCGAGAGGGCTGCGCCATTGGCTTTGAGATAACCCGGTGGCGCACTGCTGCGGGCAAAGAAACTTACGTGACCGGCAGGTACGGTGGTGGCGATGTCATCCAGGGTCGCACCGGACTGCCAGGCCGACCAAGTGTCGTTGTATTGGACCCGCCACCACAGCCGCTTGCCCTGAAAGTCCTGATAGAGCTGATAGACCATGGTGTCTGAGGCATAGACCGACAGCATGCCCGCAGTGGGTGTCGGGTAGTTGCTGCCACTGGCGGCATTACTATTCAGTGACTGGTGATACCAGCCGGTGCTGATAATGCCGTCCAGATCCACCTTTGCGCCCAGCAGCGGTTTGAGGGGCAGCGCATCGGTAATGCCATACCCTGCCAGTGTGGTGGGGGTCTTGCTGACGTCCGCCCACGCGTGGCCATGTTTGAGTGGCGCGGCCGCATCGCTCACCAGCTTGGCAATCGCCAGGCGCAGTTGGTCGGTTTTTGCGGCATCCAGCTTGATGCCGGCCGCCTCGATCACGCTCACCAGCTCACCCTGCATGGCATTCAGCCAGGCGGCGGTAACGATGGTGCCCAGCGCGCCGCTGGACGGGTCGCCATCGTGAAACAGGTTGTCCGGGGTGTTGATCTTCTGCATTCAGCCCTCCTGAAAGGCGAAGTAGACAAAGGTGTGGGCGGGTTTCAGCTCGCGGAACACGGTTTCAATCACCGGGTCGCCAAAGCTGGCCAGCGCCTCGCCCGCAGTGGACTGGCCAGCGCGGAAACGCCAGGCCTGCACCTGGGCGGCATGCACCACCACCTGCCACACCCACAGGATGTCGGCCACCTGCAGCATGTCGCCGGCCCGGTTGATGCCAGCGCGGAAAGGCTGTGGCTCGACGATGTCGATGCGGTAACCCAGGCTGCTGGCCAGCCGCTGGAAGTAAGGGATGCTCAGTCCGCCAGTGGCCGCCAGCTTGGCCAGCACCGCCTGCAGCCGCTGCTGATAGCCCGCGCCGCTGGGCGGAGTGAGTCCACACACACGCTCCCAGTCCGGCAAGGTGTATTCGGCAAAGAAGGGCGAGATGGCCGCAGCCGCCTGCAGGCCATCCCGCTCGGCCACATCCAGAGCCCGGCCTTCGGCCTGCAGCTCGATCTGCAAGGGCTGGGCGTTGCGGGCATAGGATTGCGGTGGCAGCAGTAGTGCCAAAAGCGTGGCGTGGCTCATGGCATGGCCTTGATGTCGAGTCGGCCCAGCCGCAGCCATTCCACCCGCTGCTCATTTACCAGCGGCTGCACATTGGCGGCGGGCAGCACAATGCGGCGGTCCACCACCCCAGGCAGGCTGGAGGCCAGCGTTTCCAACTGGCTGCGGACCAGCAGCTGACCAGGGGCCAACTGGTCGAAACGGGTGTGCAACTGCGGTGTCAGCTGCAGCCGGGCTTGTTCCAGCGTCAGGCCGGACAGCGCCAGTTGCAGCTCCACATCCACCAGCCGCACCGTGGGCGCGGCCACCAGGCTGTGCCTGGCGGTGACCGGGCGCAGTGCGTCGATATGCGTCTGCACTGCGGCCAGCGTCTCCACCGATGGCAGGCCACCGGCTGAGGTAATGATGATGTCCACCGTACCCAGCCCACGCCGTAGTGGGTAGACATAGGCCGCCGATACGCCCGGCACTTCCAGCGCCCAGCGCCGGTAGTCATGCACATTGCCACCGGCCGGCGGGCGGCGGATCAGGTCCAGCAGACGGGCGAGCAGCTCAGCATCGCTTTCTTCCTCCACGCCGCCACGCATCTCAGTCAGCACAGCAGCCGATTGCACACCGGGTGGCGGGGCCAGCAGCTCCAGCCGGGCATCGTCTGGCGCATTGCCTGCCAGCCCGGCCTGCATGGCGGCGGCGGCCAGTGTCGCTGTGCCATCGGCTCCGATCAGCCCGGCCTCACGGCTGACATACAACTGGTCGCCCCACTTGCCCTGCACCCCGGCGGCGACGGGGCTGCCGGGATTGCCCCGCAACAGCATGCGGCCGCTGGCGGTGACGGCAGGCTTGGGGGCCAGGCCACGCAAGCGGGCATGCAGCAGCAAATAATCATGATCGGCGGTGTCGGGGAAGATCTGCCGCACCATCCATGCCTGATGCTGGTACAGGCCTTCCACCGCACTGGCCACCGAGGTGGCGCGGATGAAATAGTCGGAATCCGCGCCGACATCGGCCTCCGGCAGCAGGTTGCGGATATCGCGCAGCATGTCGGCGCGAATCTGCGCCATGGTGAGCAAGGGATAAGCCATCAGCCGCCCACCCGTACCGGATAACGGAAGGTCTGCAACGCACCGCTGGCAGCGGTAACGGCAATCAGCAAAACCAGCCAGCCGGGCCGGGGCCGCTGGCTGTCTACCGTAATGCGGCTGGCACGCCCGTCCTGCAACAAGGGGGCCAGCGCCTGCTCGGCATACTGCCGTGCCAGCGTGTCGATGCGGCTGAGGTCTTTTGCCCGTTGCAGCTCATGCAGGCGTGAGCCGAGTGAGGGGTCTGCCCACCAGCTGCCCAGCGGCGTGGCCAGGCGCAGGTAAACGGCATTGGCCAGCGTGCTGGTACGGCTACCGGCATAGCTGGCGGTGTGGGGGTCGAGTAAAGCGTCCATGCCCCGATTGTCGGGGCATGGTGGGAGGCGGGGTTAGCTGAGGGGGTTCAGTGGGTGTGCTTGTGGGACATCGCGCTGAACGACCAGTTTTCTAGTTTTTCATGGGATAAGTAGTTTTCAACAAGTACTGCCCAAGATGGACCAATCACTTTCCACTTAGCCTCTCTCTCAGGAATTTTTGCAGCTAGGTTGGTAAGCATATCTACGCTATTCGCTAGAGGCGAATTCGCAGAGGATGTAGCCTCCTGCAGCATTGCTTGGTTTCGTTGTAAAGCATCTTTCCATGTGGACAAATTTGAACGAATTGCCACGATGTACTCGATAGCTGACTTTACAGCCAATATGCGTCCAAGACGCTCAAAATATGAATCTTCTGCTAGGTCGATCCAGTCACTAACTTTTAGCAGGAAGCTCTCAACTTCACTGCTATTTTCAAAGCGTGGGAAGTCCGTTAGGAACTTATCTGAAGAATGAAAGGATAAAAATAAAATATCAACGCACTCTTCGCGATCAATGCTAAGAAGCCAATCAATAAGAGGCTTTTGAGGTTGCATATCCATAAGTTGCACCATTTGTTAATGAAAAATGATACTAACATGTCAGATTGTGTTTCAGGTTGGTTCGCCTGTCACCCCGCCTGAATCCCCCGGATGTTTGTGTTTGCGCAAACTCACCCCACCCGCCACCACATCTCCATCGGTCTGGTAGCTGCCACCTTCCTGCCGCACATCCCCGCTGAACACCGCGCCATCACCCCCTTTGATGGCCATGCCGCCTTGGCCCGTTAGTTGCTGGCGTACCATGACCTGGCCGGTAAATTCGGCCTGTGGGCTATCAAAGCGCATGCCTTCCGTAGCGGTGAGGGTAAAGGTTTTGGTCGTGCCTGCTATCTGGCCGTCTTTAAATACTGAATCGCCCCGGCTTCTCTAGACACTCTTGAGCCGTTGGAAATATTGCTTCTCAAACTCTACCGGCGATAGCCCGTTTGCGGAACCATGCCGGCGTTTCGGGTTGTAGAACATTTCGATGTAATCGAAGATATCCCGCCGGGCCTCCTCCCTGTCGTGATAGGTTTTGCGCTTGATGCGCTCCCGCTTCAGCAACTGGAAGAAACTCTCTGCCACGGCATTGTCGTGGCAGTTCCCACGCCGACTCATGCTGGGCACCAAGCGATGAGCTTTCAAGAAGTCCTGCCAATCGTAGCTACTGAACTGACTTCCTTGGTCGGAATGCACCAGTACCTCCTGCTTGGGCTGACGTCGCCATACCGCCATCAACAGGGCATTCAGCACCAGCTCTCTATCGATACGTGACTGCATCGACCAGCCAATCACCTGCCGCGAGAACAGGTCCAGCACCACCGCCAGGTACAACCACCCCTCATGCGTGCGGATATAAGTGATGTCGGTCACCCAAGCTTTATTCGGTTCATTCACGGTGAACTGGCGTTGCAGGTGGTTAGGTGCCACCACTGCCGGGCGGCCACGGTAATGCCCAGGACGCCGGTGGTAACCCGTCTGCGAACGTAAGCCTTCCTGCTTCATCAGCCGAGCCACACGATGTTTGCCACAGCGCTCTCCCTGAGCCTGCAAGTCGTCATGCACCTTGCGATAGCCATAGACACCGCCACTTTCGAGCCACGCCTGCTTGATGTGCTCCAGCAAGCGCTGGTCTTCACGCGCTCGTGGTGAATGCGGGGATGCTTTCCAGGCGTAGTAGCCACTGGGATGCACCGACATAACACGACACAGACGTCGAATAGGGAACTGCTGTGCATGGGCCCGGATGAAGGCATACCTTACCCGGACTCCTTGGCAAAGTATGCGGCGGCCTTTTTTAGGATGTCGCGCTCCTCGGTGACCCGTTTGAGCTCTGCCTTGAGACGTCGGATTTCGGCTTGCTGGTCTGCGGGTTCGGCCGGTTGGGCGCGCTTGGGGTCGAAGCGTTTCAGCCATTGATACAGGCTGTGGGCAGATACGCCGAGACGGCTGGCGACTTCGGCCACTGGGTAACCACGCTCGGTTACCTGTTTGACTGCTTCAATCTTGAACGCTTCGGGGAAACGCGGCTTGCTCATGACACCTCCTTGTGGGGCCTAGTGTGAGGCTCGCGAAGTGTCTAGGAAAGGAGGGGCGATTCATACAAAGGTATCGCCGAAGGCGTTAAACACCGCCGTTTCGCCGGGGGCCAGGCCCTGCACGCGGAACTGGCCGTTTTCGGTGGCGATGATGATGCCGTGGCTGGTTTTGCCGCCCAGCGGTAGCACCACGACGGCGGTGCCGGGCGGTGGGTTGCTGCTGAAGCCAAACTGCTGGAACAGCTCCAGATCGGGCAAAGGCTCGTCGGCCAAGCCCTCCACCTGTGCCAGTTGGCTGGCAGCACCGTTGCTGGTGAGTCCCAGCACGCCACGGAAGGCCTGGCGGATGCCGGCCAGCGCACGGCTGATGCGGCGGTCGATGTCTGGGGTCATGGCTGGCCTTTGCTGAGGGTATTAGGGCGGCTGACATCCACCGCCACCAGGGTTTCGCTGGCGCTGCTGTTCTTGCCACGGCGGTGGCTGCGCTGGTGCGGGTGGGCGTCCAGTACCCAGGCTCCGTCTTCTTTCAGGGTGAGCAGGGTCTGGCTGGGGCGGCCACGGCCACCGCTAAAGCGGCGCGCCATCAAAAAGTAAATGCCGTTGATGTCGTGCGGCTCGCTCAATACATGCAGGCGCTGGCCTGGCGTCCACAGCAGGCCAGCGCTGGTGCGGTGGCCCTTGACCGTGGCTTGCAGGGTGGTGCCTTGCAGGCGCGAGTCCGACAGTATCTTGCGTGCCCGGGCGCGGGCAGCGGCCAGGCTGTCGGCGTCGTGGTCGATGACAATGCGCGGGCGGTACACGCTGACGCTGCTATCGCGCTCCACCACCTTGATGGCGTGGCGGCCGGCCTGCAACGCGCTGCCATGTGACTGGCCCAGCACGGTGATGTCCGAGTAACGCCCGGCCATGCTGCGCACCCGATGCAGGCGCTCCACATTATTGCCCTGGCCATCGCGGCGCAGGATCAGGCTGGCCACCGGCGGGCGCTGGTAGTCTGGCCCGCCAATCACCAGCGTGCCGTCCGGCTCGAACCACGGCCACAGGCCGTTGGCCTCGGCCGCATTGCGCAGGGTGTCCCAGGCGCTGTCGCCGGGTTCGACGCTGACTTTTTCGCGGGTGAGGCTGAGCGCCGCGTCGATGCGAATCTTGCTCAGCCCCAGCGGCTTGACCACCTGGGCGACGATGTCGGCCAGCGTGGCCTGGCGACGGGTGAAGATGGGCGAGGAGCAGTCCACCAGCACCGCCGCATCATCGCGCCCACGCAGGGTGAGGCTGTGCGCGCCGTGCTCTATCGGGTCCTCGATGTCGTCGATGCGTCCGCTCAGCACCAGGTCGCGGCCAATGCGCAGTTGCACTGCCGCGCCTTCTTGCAGCGCTGCCGGCAGGCGGCCATCGGGCAGGCCCAGTTGCAACTGCCAGGCGTCAGCCGGGGTCAGCAGATCAGAGTCGATCTCGTAGCTGCTCCATGTGTGATGGGCCTTGCCAGCCAGCAGCAGGCTGACGATGTGGTCGGCAGGCACGGTATCAGCGGGCGTAGGCATTGAGCAGGTCTCCGGCGTGCAGATGGTTGGGGTTACGTAGTGTGGGGTTTAGGCGGGCCAGCTCAGCGGCACGGCGGTAATCGCCATACCAGGCAAATGCCTGCAGGTGCAGATTGCCGTCCTGCTCCACCCGGCGCTGGATCAGGGGCGGGGCCAGCGCAATAACGGTGCGCGCCGCTTCCTGCACCGCCAGTGCCGTGTCTTTTAACGCCTCAATCACCGGGCGTGCCTGCTCCAGCGGGTAGGCTGACTGATGGCTGGTGATGCCAGCTTGAAGTAGCTGGCGCACATCGTTGGCCATGGTTTCCAACTGCGGCGGGGTAAGCGTGGGCTGCTCGGCCTGATCGGCCAGCAGCTCACTGGCGGTGCTGGCCAGCGTGCTGGCGGTCAGCAACTGCACCAGGGCAGTGAGCTGGGCCACGTCTTGCGCACGCGCGGGCAGGCTTGGGGCTGGAATGGCGTTGTCAGTGCTGGCGGGCGGCAGGCTGTTGACCGGTGATGTGGCATCACTGGTATTGGACGGGCTGGCCAGTTGTGCCGGCAGCAGCACGATGCGGTCCAGCTGCCGGGCCAGGCTGTTCCAGTCGCTGGCGATGGTGTCGGTGTCGAAGCCGCGCAGGTCCACCAGCCCGTCCAGCAGCCCCACCAGCTCCGCAGCAAAGGCACGGGGGCTGTCGAGCAAGCCGGCCCCGGCGACCAGACCATGCAGCTGGCTGCGCACTGCCGCCAGCGTGCCGGTCATCACAGCGCCCAGCGCCTGCAAGGGGGCGAGTTGGCCTTGCCATTGCTGCAACCGGGACAATGCCTGCTCGAACACGGCAATGCCAGCCAGGCGGGCAGCATCCGCCTGCAAGGCCAGGCCTTGTGCCTGCTGTGCCGGTAGCTGTTGCACAAAGAAAGGCTGGCTGGGCGTGGCTTCCTTGAAGGCCAGCTCTACCGTGCAGTAATCCACCTCCTCGGCGGAGTGACGGACGACATGGCGCAGCAGCTGCATGCGCGCCATGCTGCCGAATACCGGGTGAATCAGCTCGCCATGGCCGGGTTCATCCAGCACCGCCAGAAAAGCCTGCAAGCGGCTGTCGTAATCGTCACCAAAAAACACCGCCGTCAGCCGCAGCTGGCGCGCCTTGCGCCCCAGGTCTTCCACGTCCTCGCCGTCTATATACGGGTAGGCATGGCTGGCGGTATCGCGCTCGGCCTCGTCCTCGGTTTGCAGGCAGTCGAACACCAAGCCGCGGAAGCTGGCGTCCAGTAGGTTATTCTTCCAGGACATCAGTTTCTCCTCAGCATCAGGCTGTTGGCCTGGTTGACGGCGGCCACGATATTGCCGTTCTGAACATCCACCGTGACATGCAGCGGAATGGGCTGCTGGCTGGTTTGCTGCATCTTGTCGGCGGCCAGGTTCATCTTGCTGGAGGCATCGACACTGGCTTGCAGCAGTGCCAGCGGCGGCATCGGGGCCGGGGCGTTAAAACCGGACTGGGCAATAGGGGCACCGGGATCGGGGGCGTTGCGTTTGATGGGCGTAGGTGCCAATTGTTTTGCATCCTGGTCTCCGTGAATCAAATCGTACAGCCAGGTGCCCAGTGTGCGTTCCTTGCCATTATTCGTAGCAGTCAGCGTCTTGGTGATGCCAGTATTGATGAGACTGCCGATGCCATAACCCACCGCGCCAGCTGTGGCCACCGGTAATGCTCGCAGAGCGATCTGACCTGCATTGCGGACAATGCCACCACCGCCACTACCACCCCCAGGCAAACCAGGTATCCCGCCCTTGCCAATCAGCGCCAGCGGAATGGCCGCAGCGGTGGCTGCGGCAGCCAAGGCCCCCGCTGCGGTACCGGCAGCCACCAGGGCGGTGGTCAGGCCAGGGTATTCCTGGGCGTACTGCACCAGCTTGCCTGCGGCATCTCCCAGTGCCCCGTTCAGTCCCTCCATGGCTTTCTGTGTGGCAATGGCCCGTTCATTGGCAAGCTGCTCGGTTTTAAACGCGGGAGTAGAAGCGATCAGATCAAAATTGGCCTGGCCGGTGCCTGCAGCATTGGGCAAGGCTTTTTCGATGTCCTGCATGTAGTCGCGATTGTTCATGATGGCCACCAGAGCCATCAGGGCCTGGCGGTCCTGAATCAGCTTGCCAATGGCTGAGCCCTGCAGGATGTCGCCTTGGGATTTCATCAGCTCCAGGCGGGCATCCTTGTCGGTGGTGTGCTTGAGTTTGTCCTGAATGGCCTGATAGCGTTTGTCGCCCCCGATGACTTTTTCAGTCAGGCCGATAAAGCTGTCCAGTGCATCCATCCCTTTTTCGCGGCCACGGGCCAGGGTTCCGGACAGGTCAATACCTTGTTCGCCCCTGCGCTTTTCGCGGAAGGTGGTGGCGCTGATTTTGGCGGCATCGCGGGCCGTGTCCTGGCTGTTGATCTTGGTGAGGAGGTTCACCAGGTTGTTGCCAGCTTCGTCCTTGGTGCCGGCGGTGATGACAGCAGCCTGGTTGGCCGCCAGCAGCTTTGCCATGCCATCCTTGCCGGTGATGCCGCTGAGTTTGGCTGCTGCCATTTGCTGTGGCAGCCATTTGGCCATGTCCGGCAGTTCAAAGCCACCTTTCTGGCCTGCCATGATGGCTTGGTCCAGGATGAAAGAGACTTCCTGCGGCTTGATGCCCATGGTCTGCATGGCACGGATGGCGATATTGCCCAGCAGCTTTGGATCGGCTCCGGTGCCGGTGGCCATCATCTGCAAGGTGGGTAGCAAGCTGCTGGCCGTCTTGATGTCCATGGCCCCGGAGGCAATCAGGTTGTCCAGGGTGCCGGCCGCCTCTTCGCGAGTGCCACCACCATGACGCACGGCGCTGTTGATGGTGTTATCCAGTTCGACCATCCCTTGCTTGCGGCCCGACAGATTACGGTCGGCATAGGCGGTATTGGCCATCATGGCCAGCCGACGTTCATAGCCCATGGTCTGTTTCACCGGGCCGGACAATACCCGCGCACCGACTGTCACCCCCGCTGCGACTGCTGCCAAGCCCTTGGCCCCGGCAATCAGCTTGCTCTGCTGCCTCTCCACGCCCTGCATTTCCTGTCGCAGCTTGCCCACCTTGTCACGCATGGCGTCATAAGCGCGGGCCTGTTCGCGGGCGGACAGGCTGCCGCTGCGGCTCAGGCGCTGGTAGGCAGCTTCGGTCTGGGCGATTTCGCGCTGGATGGCGCGCTCAGCGCGGATGCCCAGGGTTTCGCGGGCGCTGGCCATGCGCTGGCTTTCCCGCGACAGGCCGACCACCGCCCGTTCGGCGCGCTGGCTTTCCTGGCTGATGGTTTGCAGGGCGCGGCCCACGGTGCGCGACATGTCGTCACGCGCCTTGAGGGTGAGCGCCAGTTCCATATTGCGGCTCATTTAACGGGTTTCCTGCGCAAGGAGGTAATGCGCTGCGTCTGGCTGCGGCTGCCGGTCTTGTGGCCATGCAGCCGGGCCAGGGCGGCCAGATAACCGTCCAGCTGCGCCTGGTTCAGCTGGCGGATGGCGGATTCGCTGATGCCGTAGCGGCCAAGGGCAAGGACGGTGAGTCGGTAGCCGGCAAGCTGCTGCTCGGCTGCCTGCGCTTTTTTTTGAGGGCGTCGCGGGCACTGGCCAGGGTGTCGAAGTCGTCATCCACCAGGCGGCTGACCAGCGCAAAATCCAGCTGCTCGGCCGGAATGTTGCCCAGGCTTACCAGGCAGCTGGCCAGCATTGCGGTGTTGATGCGGATATTGGAAGCCACGCCGTGCTGCTCAATGGCGGCAATATTGTCACCGATGGTGGGCAGGCGCAGGGTGAAGTCGACATGCAGTTGGCCAGAGCCTTCTGGCCATTCCACGCCGTATAGCAGTTGTCCGGATTCGGTCATCATCATTCTTCTACCTTGCGTAAGGCCTGCAGCTTGATGTCGCGGCGGGCTTCGTTATCGACACTGTATTTCTCGCCCACCTCGGTGCTGAAGCAGTCCAGATAGCTGGTGCGCTTGCCGCCTGGGCTGAGCGGGTAGACGGTGAGTTTTTCGCCTTCGATGCCGTCCCAGTCCAGGTCCCCGGACAGCGGGATGGCCACGGTGGCGGCCAGGTCGTATTCGGCAATACCCTTGGCAAAGCCCTTGGCGCGGCCGGTCTTGTTCATGGTCTTGACTAGCTTGCGGCCGGTCTTGCCGGTGACGGACAGGTCGATGACTTCCACCTCCTGGCCATTCACTTCCAGCACGATGGCCCCGGCGTATTCTTCCAGCATGGTGTGCTCCTGGTATTAGCAGCGGCTTTCTCAGGTCTGGTGGCCTCCGGTCGCTGCCGGGTTGTCTGGTGGTTTACAGCAGCAGGTCGATGCGGCCGGCAATCACATGCAGGCCATTCACCACATCCGCCGGAATGCGCACGCACAGCCAGCCCACGTTCTGCTGGTCGCGCTCTACCAGCACGCCGTCCTTGTTGGCATCGACCGCTTCCAGGATTTCCAGCTCTTCCAGCTTGTACAGCACATCCAGGATTTCGCTGCGCACCTTGTCCGGCGTGCGTTCGGACAGCTTGTCGCGGGGAAAGCGCTGGGTGGTGCGCTGGCGGCAGGCGCGGCGCACATAGTCCAGCGTGCGGATGGTGGTAAGGTCCAGCAGCGCTTCGTCCTCCACGCCCTGGGCGTCGCGGGTGTAGCTGCTGACGGCACGCACGATCTGCACCCGGCCGCCTGGGCCGACTTCCAGCGGGGTGAGGCCGTTGTACAGGGCGTTTTCCTGCTCGGTGCGCATGGTCTGGTCGGCCAGCGGCGGCACATCCAGCCCCTTGATTTCCAGCGTGTTGAGCGGGCGGGCCGGGTCTTCCTCGCTGGCCGCTACGGCGGCGTAACCGGCGGCAATCTCGCATGGCAGGGCGAAAGAGCCGCGATGCCAGGCCATGCTGATGCGACCGCTGTTAATCTGCGCCATCAGCGCGGTGCCGGTAGCCAGGCTGCCCGGCCAGCCTGCGGTAGCGATGGCTCCGCGCTGCTCCATGGGGCCGGAGACGAACTCCAGATGCTGGCGTAGCTGTTGCAGGGCTTCCGCCTCCGCCAGCGGGCTGGCAATGATCTGATGACCGGCAGCGGCGACCGCAGCCAGTGCCGGGCGCAGGTCGGGGTCCACACTGCCACCGGTCAGGTTGGCCGGATGGCTGGCCAGCAGGCCGGTGGCAGTGCACTGACTGCGCAGCCGGATGCCATTACCCTGGCTGCCCTTGTTGCGTGCGCTCAGGGTGATGCTGCCGTTTTCCAGGCTGGCGCTGACCGGGAAATCGGCAATGCGGGTGTAAAACACCGCATGCAGGCTTTGCAGCACCTTGGCCGCGCTGTCGCCGTTGGCCACACCAATATCAATACGCTGGTTGCCGACCCACAGGCTGAACACGCCGGCACTGCTGGCGCTGCCTTCCAGCTTGAGTTTGCCGCTGGCGGCGATGCTGGCTGGTGCATCGTCCACACCGATGACGGACAGCTGCAAATAGGGGTTAGCGACAATTGCTGCCCGCGCCATCAGGTGGGCCTGGCTGCCCTGGCCAAACAGCTGGGCGGCCTTGGCATCGCTGAACACGTCCACCGCTTGCAAGGCGGGCTGGCTGCCGGACGCCAGGCGCTGGCCAATCACCAGCACGCGCTGCGGGTTGCCCGGCAGGGTGCGTACTGCTAGCCGGGTGTTAAATTCGTAGTAATGGCCCGGCTTGCGGGTACTGGCCGGGATGGTGTCGAAGTTGATGTGCTGGCTGGCCATCAGGCTGTTCCTTTCTTGCTGCTGGCGGTTTTTTTGACACCGACTGCGGCCAGCTCGGCGCTGTCGTCGGGCAGGTGGTCGAGGGCAGCCAGATCCTGGCTGTCAGCCTGGTCTTCCTCCAGCAGGTCACCATCGGCCAGCTGGCGCAGGTAATAGGCAGTCGGCTCCACCGTTACAGATTCGCTGTCGCTGATGTAGCGGCGCGGCTGGTCTTCCATCGGCACTTGCAGGCCGGGTGCGGCAATCACGTTCATGGGGTACTCCTGAGCATGTCCTGGGCGTCGGCCTGGCCGTCGTCCGGGGACAGGTGGTAGTTAAGGCCGATACCCAGCAAGGGCGGGTCGGCCACGCCGGTCTGGCCATGCGCCAGGCTGAACACGGCATCGGGGTGGCTGGCATCAATCAGGCCCTGGGCATCCGGCAGCGGTGGTGTGGGCCAGCCGCCCAGCGGTAAGGCTTGTTCCAGCCAGCTGCAGGCAAATTCACAGGCGAACACGCTGAAGGCCTGGTCGGCCAGACGGGTGTTAAACAAGGTGCGTACCTTGCCGGGATTTAATGGGCTGATGTCCAGGCCCAGATCCTGTTCAGTCAGCAGGCGGCGCACGGCGCGCACCAGGGCATAGCTGCCGACCTCGCCAGCGCCGGGGCCGCCCTGGCGGCCTGCCTGGTGACTGCGTACCGAGCGTTCGCCCACCATCACCACATACTGGCCCTGCACCCGGTATTGCTGGCGGCTGGTACTGCGCGGCTTGCTGTCGACAATGCCGCCAAAGGTCACCCACACCGCCGGAAAGCGGCGGATGGCTTCGGGCAGGTCGTCGTCCAGCTCGCCGCTGTAACTGCCTACCTCGCGCACCAGCTGGCCCAGACCCTGTTGCAGGCGCTGGATGAGGGCGTTTTCGATCAGGGCAATCATCAATAGCCTCCGGCATCACGGGCAAACACGCGGCTGCCCGGCTGAAACTGCACGGTGTTGTCGGTAGCCGCCACGCCGCCGTTTGGCATGCCGCCCAGCGTCACCTTGCCGGCGGCGGCCAGGGTGAGAAAGCGGATGGCGTCCTGGTAGCGCTCGCGAATCAGCTCGGTTTGCAGGGTTTCGCTGCCACACAGGCGGTAGCGGGCGATGTCGCAGCAATAGCCGCTGATGATGCGCGGCGGCCCGGCCAGCGGCAGTGCATAGCGGGCGGCCAGATAGCCGTCGATTTCTGCCGAGGCATCCACCAGCGCCGCTTGCAGCACGTCCACGTCGATGACGCCGTGCAGGCCGCGGTCGGTCAGGGCGATGACCTCGCGCATACCAAAACGAGCCGTCATCTCATCTTGCGTGGCGTAAGGCTGGCGGGCAGCCTGTGCATCCTGCGTGGCGACCATCAGGCTGCTCCCTTGGCTTTGCTGCTGGCCTTGGCCGTGGTTTTGGCCGTGTCGGCAGGCGGGTCGGTTTCTTCCTTCACTTGCTCGCCATTGCCGGTCGTTTCGGCCTGTGGGTCGGGCAGCACTTCCACCAGCAGCAGCGGCTCGGCCTTGAGTTCCTGCAGCTGTTCCGGGGTGAAGGTCTCGTCCGGGTGTTCGGTGGGCGTGGCGCTGTGTGCCATGCCGGCACGGCGGAAGCCGTCGTCCCGTGCGGTGATGCGAATCATGTTTGTCCCCTTGAAAATCGGATCAAAGCGGGTTTTGCCGGTTTTAGGCCGTGCCGTCAGAACCATAGGCCAGCTGCCAGAAGCCATAGCCGCCGGCCGCGCGTGCTTCGGCCCCGAACTTGTAACGCTTGCGCATGAACACGTCGTCGGCCTGCGGGTCGGTCTGCTGCACGAATTCCGGGCGCTTGCGCTCCTGGTAGACAAAGGGCTTCACCGGTTTGCTGGTATCCAGCAGGAACCAGGTACTGTCGGAGTTCAGCCACGGTGCCACCACCACGCGGGCCGTGCCCTTGTAAGGGTTGGCCTTGCCATCCTCCAGCCGGTCCACCGTCATCAGTGCGTTGGCTTCGTCCTCCAGCGCGGGCCCCACCAGCAGCACATTGGGGGTGATGTTGAGGGGTCGGCCTTCGTCGTCACGGAATTTGCGCATCGCGGTGCGGGCGGCACCGTAGCTGGCGCGTGCTGCCGCCACGCTGGCAGCGGACAGTTTGGCCGTACCCCGGTTGGACACCGACTTGCCATTCACCGGGTGGTCCTTGTCAAAGAAATACTGACCGTCGTAGCAGCGGCTGCTGAAACCCAGGTTCACCAGCTCGAACACGATTTCATCCGGCAGCTGCTTGGCAGAGAAACCCGCCATCTCGGCCTGCGGCTTGTAGATGCCCAGCTGGTCGTCCTCGATGTCGTTGCGGTCCACCTCGACGGTGGCTTCCCAGTCGTCATTGACGATGGTGTATTTCGAGGCTTCCAGCGCCTTGACCGCCTTGTCACCCATCCATTTGCGCATGCGCGGGAAACGACTGAGCCAGGCGTAGTCGTTCTGCCGGGCGCTGGACGGCACCAGCATGGCCACTTCCTGCCACTGGCTGGGTGCGGCCTCGAAAGCGTTGTTGAAGATGGTCTTCAGGTTGAGGAAGATGGTCTTGAGGTTGTTGGCATTGATCAGCATGAAGCGCTCCTTACATCAGTACCCAGACGCCGTCCGGGTCGATCTGGATGACGGTGCCGGCCAGGCTCAGGCCATTACCGCTGCGACAGACGGTCTGGTTGTCCTGCACATAGCAGGGGCGGCCCAGGCCGGTGGCGATGACCGGGTCGGTGGGGCTGTTGTCCCATTTGAAGGCCTTGCCCCGGCGCACCTGAATGAACACGCTGCCATCAGCCCCGTTGTTCTGTTTGTTCTCCTCGGCGCGGCCCATGGCCACGGTGTTGACGTTGGAAACACCGGCATAGGCCATGCCCGTGCTGTTATGCACGGTGACGATGGTGCCGGCCGGTATGCTGATACCCGATGCCATCGGCAGATTGAGCAACTGGCCGTCCATCATGGGCGTGTTGCGGTCCTTGTTGGTCTGGGCCATGGCTTAGTCCTTGAGTGCTGCCGGGTCGAGGCCGAACTGCTGGCAAATGGCCAGGGTGTCGGCATCAGGCGTGGTGGGGGCATCGCTGGCCGGTGGTTTGCCACCGGTCTGGGTGCCGGACAGCGCGGCAATGCGCGGTGCAGTAGCCAGATAACTGGTGAGTGCGGCCAGATTGCTGCCGGCCAGCTCCCGCGCCCAGGCTTCCTGTGCTGGCAACAAGCGGCCATCGGCCAGTGCCGCGGCAATCAACTGCTCCTGCGAGCCGCTTTGCAGCTGGGCGCTGAGGCTGGCTACCTGTTGTTGCAGGGCGCGCATGGTGTCGACCGGCACAAAGCGCGCCGGGTCGGCCTGGTTAGCCGTCAGCGCGGCAATCTGCGTCTGCTGGCTGGCCAGCAACTGGCGCAGGTCCACACTGGCCGCCGCCATGCCTTTGCCGTCTGACAGTTGGTCAATCAGCTTTTGCAAGTGGGTCTTGATTTCGTCAGCGGTGACGCCGACCGGCAGGTTGAGCAACCAGCGTAGCTGCTCGATCAATTCGTCCATCGTTGTGTCCTCCTGAATAAGGGACGTTGAGGAAACCAGACGCGACAAGGCCGCTACCTGCAGCTCCGGCAGTTCGTCCAGCGCGGGGTTGTTGGTGAGGGCGACATGCAGCAGGGCAATGACATTGCCCGCCTTGTCGTAAGCGAATACCGGAGACAGATAGCGGTATTCCAGGGCATCAATCATGGCGGCGGCGCGCGCCGTCCATTGCACATCGGTGGCGTACAGCCCATCCTCGCGCCATTCCAGCGTGCCGAACCAGCCGGCAGCCGGCGCAGGCTGGCCATTAACCGGGCTGTTCAGGGTCTGGTGTTCGTAGTCGATGACATAGCGCGTCTGCCGCTGGGCTGCCGCAATCACCAGCGCGGCGGCCAGGGCGGCATCCAGCTGCCAGTAAGGGCATTCGGCGGGGCGGCCATCGCGGGCACGGAAGGTCCCTGCCGGCAGCAGCTTGAGGGCTGTCTGTCCGGGGGTGATGTCAATCGTCAGCGCGGCGATGCGGGGTGCAAGATGTGCCATGCCCCGCAGTGTGCGGGGCATGGTGGGGGTGGGACTGTGTGAAGGGGTTCAGTGCAATGTATTTAAAACCGATTTCATTTTGACGATGGTCCATACGACAATGTAACCATGCAAGCTAGACAGTAATAACACTGCCAAGGCAGTACGCCATCTTATTTCTGAATTCAGTGCCGGGCATCTCCAAGTCTTTTTTATAGTTGCATTTGCTCTCTTAATATTTTGATCGGTGAAAGGTAAAGATGCTTGTGATGAAAATAACTCTAAGAGAAAATCTTCTTCCAAAAAATTTTAATTTTTGAAGCGGTATTTTCAATGGGATTTATAATCGGAGTTCCAGGGAAAAAGTCTCTAATGTCACCGCTGGTGCCTTTATCAATTTCATTTAAGGATTTAACGGCCATTTCGATGTATTTTAGTATCCCTGCACGTCCTCCTACGGCTCCATATAGTTTATGGCTCTTGTTTGTCGCGCATAGTTTGGGTGAGTCAATTGTATGTAATGTCCTGCAATTTAGAGGGCGGTGGCTGTAAATTTTACATGTGCCCGTGTTTGATAAGAATGGACAGGAACCCTTATTTCCATAGCTGGAACTCTTTGGTATTACTAGAGAAAGTTGCGTATAATTTTCTTCGATGAAGCGAGCTTCCAATTGCGTAATGGAAACATCATGTTTGCAGCAATGACTACAACCGGAACTGCACTTGGTAAATGTCCTCACGAATTGGTTGTATTCATCTAGGTAGGAGTAAATAGACTTTAACTTATTCAAGGGATTGTTTGGAGAGTTTTGTAGAAATATATCCAATTTTTTGGCATTTTCTATCAATTCTTGCGGTATGTCTGGTAAGCCATTTGTAGTGGTTTTAAATTTTTTCATAATTAAATCCATTAAATAATACCAATGTAATATATGGTAGTGAGGTTTGGCACTATAATCAATAGTGAAACCTGTTGTGGCTTATGTAAGCCCGTTTAAACCCTGTTTAATTTCAACGATCGCCCCTACGCTGCGGCACTGCCCCATCCGGGCGGCTTGCAACGCGCCAGAGGCCGTTTCTGTGCCTTGTTGTCTTTACTGCCCGACCACACCGCGCAGGTAGTTTTCCACCTCCCGTTCTATCTCGCCTTCATCCCAGGCCGTCAGTTGCAGGAAGGGCCGTGCCGGGATCTTGCTGCCGGGGTGGTTCACCTGTTTGACCGGATGACGGCCCGTAGCCCAGGCCAGGGCTTTCTTGTTACGCGGGCGTATGGTGTGGGCGCTGGTCTGGCCGCCGAACTGGTGGATGGCGGCGTATTTCACATTGGTACCGACCTGGGCGCTGTTGGCATCGCTGGCCGGGGTGATGCTGCTGGCCAGGCGGCCGCTGTCTTGCAGAATCTTGCCACCGCGTACCTGGCGCTCAAACCGGGCGGCGGAAACCTGGCCGCGTTTGGTTAGTGCCCCTGTGCGGGACAGCCAGGAGCCGGGTTTCAGCCCCTGCCAGGCCGGGCGGCCTTCTTCGGCAAAGTTCTGTTCCACCGCATCGGCCATGATGCCGGCGATATTGCGCATCAGCGGGGCGGTGTGGCTGGTGGCCTGTTGCAGGCGGCGCAGTGTCTGTTCTACAGAATTTATCTTTACATCGAGAGAAATCATGGTCTAATTTTAAACAAGGTATCGGTAGCAGGGTTTTTCCCGGGATGTTGTATGAGGCGAGGGCTGGTCCGTCGCTGTCTGTCTGTCGAGCGCTTTTTCAGGTTCTCCCGGTACCACCAATTTCACAAGCCGTCCTTTGGAGCGGCTTGTCACTTTGTAATGCAGTGCTGCGCTATACTGGTGACTAGCCCGGAAACACGGTGAATCTCCCAGCCGTAGGACGTCGCAAGACGGATCGCGTGAGGGGACAGGGAGTCCCTCCCGGGCTTACTTCTCCCACACTATCTTGCCGCTACGCCTGAGCCGGGCCACTTCCCGGTCGTTCATCGGGTAAAACGTCTGTAGCCAATTCTCTTTGCCATCGCGTGTGACCTTCACGACAGCGGTCCACCAGCGGTCTTTTTCCCTGACAAACTGCAAGTGATAGTCGCGGCCACCAATAATCAATTCCGGCTGTTCCAGCACCTGTTGCACCCGCCAGTAGTCTTGCAGTGCCACTGCCTGTCCCTGGCGGTGGGCCAGCTGCTTGATCAGCGTGTCGTCAGACAGCCAGACCGTCTGGCTGTCCGTGCCCAGTCGGGCCATGTCGGCCGGCTGCAGCACGCCCACCGGCCAGCGTTGGCCGCTGCCCAGTGCCTGGCGCAGTACGCTGCTGTCTTTGCCATCCTTTAATGACTGACTGACGGCCTGTTCCAGCTGGCTATAGCTGCGGGCGTAGTCCGGCCCGCTGAGGCTGCCTTGCACGTAGTGGCGGGCGATGTCAGCCGGGTAATTGTCCAGCTCCGGTTGCCAGGCGGCGCGGCCGGGGCTCCAGCCAAAACCGGCATCGGCCATGAAGCGCTGGCCGGTAAGCGGGTTGGTCCAGGCAGGGGCCGGGCGGGTGTTGCCCTGGCGGTCGATGGGCTGGTCCACGGTTGCCAGTTGGCCGTTGCTGTCATCGGCCTGCAGGCCCAGGCGCTCCAGGTCGGCGCTGCTGCGGGTGCGTACCCGGCAGCGGCAGCGCCAGCCATTGGGCGGGTAGAAGCTGCGCCAGAACGGGTCGTCAAAACGGAACACACGGCCATGCAGCTGGCGGTGCATGGGGCGAGTGCGGTTGTCCATCACCGCCACATACTCCCACCACGGCCGCGCCTCGGCATTGTCCAGCTGCGCCCGGTAGCGCCCGGCCATATAGGCGGATTGCAGATTGGTGCGGAAGATGGTGTCCAGCCGGCGCGGGTTCAGCCGCTTGCCGATGATTTCGCCGCTGTCCGGGTCCACGATGCGGCCCTTGCCCCACCAGCCCTTGGCCTCCAGTAGTGGTTGCAGGCTGTTCTGGAAGTCGGCCAGGGTTTGGCCATTTTTTAATACTTCGACAAGTGCCTGCTTGATGTCGGCCAGGATGTCGAGTTTGGTGACGCCCGCCACGGTAAAGGCGCGGGCGTGGGCTTCGCCCCACACCTCCTGCCAGTCAAAGCCGATGGTGTAGCCCTTGGCCTCGAAGTAGCGGATGGCTTGCTCCGGCGGCAGGCCGATGGCAAAGCTTAAGTCAGCTGTCGCCATGCAGGCGGCCCCACACATCGGCCACAAAGATGGCCTGGGCCAGCAGTTGTTGCAGCTGGCTGTCGTCCAGCTCTGGCCAGGCCGTGGCCAGGCTGGCCAACAGGATGTCCGGATTCTCGCCGGACTGAATGCGGGAAATCAGCGGGGCCAGCAGCTGCTGCACGGCGCTGTCCAGCTGCGGCAGGCTGATGTCGTCGATGGCCTGCTGGTCCGGGTAAACCGTTTCGCCGTCGCTATTACGCAGCACGGCGCGGTAGTGCAGCGCGGCCTTGTCGGGTTTGGCTGTTGGCCGCAGTGCCGGTGGCAAGGCCAGCTCTGGCCGGGGCGCGCTGAGCACTTCTTCACCCTCGGCCGGGGCCGGGATGGCCAGTTTGTCGCGCACCCAGCTGACCGGCACTTTCAGGCCCAGTCCCACCAGCTTGGGCAGGCTGTCGGCATAGCTGGCCATGTCCTCCACGGCGCGGGTGTCGAACACCAGGCGCGGCAGGCGGCGCGGGTCGATCTGGCCGCTGTTGAGCACCGCCAGCGGGTAGAGCAGATCGCGGCTGAGCGTGCCTTCCAGCTGACGGGCGTCGCTGACGGTGAGGTCGTGGCGCACTTCGTTGTGAATCTGCCCCAGCGCGTTGGTGCTGGTCTTGCCATCGGCCTGGCTGGTGAGGGTGCCGCCGAGGATGGCCTTGCTCTGGGTGCGTTCGCACCAGTCCATCATCGCCTGGAAGGGGTCGTGACTGCCCTTGGCCGCTTCCTGGAACTCGATCAGCATGCCCTCCGGGATGATGCCGGCCGCGTTGTGACCAATGCCGGCCACCGCCTGCAGCAGGGTGGCTTTTTCAGCATCGGTGGCCCCGCTGGGGTATTTGCCCACCCGCAGCGGCAGGCCGTAGATTTCCAGAAACTCGGCCAGATCGCGCACGGCGTAGTTCTTGAACAGATAAGGCCAGCACAAAATGCGGTGCAGCCCGGCGCGGGTGAGGTAGCCTGATTTGGCGCGGTGCTGGTGCAGCACCCAGCCGAACGGCCACAGCTCAGCCCCTTCGGTGCTGCCATCGCGCAGGCGCAGTGCGTTACCGTTTTCTGGCAGGGTCTGGAACCAGCGCTGTGGCCGATGGCTGAGCTTCTCCGGCAGCCACTCCCGCCCCAACTGCTGCCAGTGGATTTCCAGCGCGGCAAAGCCGTGGCCGATGCCGTCCAGGCAGTCCAGCAGCACGTCGTCCAGGTCGGGCATATTGTCCAGCCATTCCTGCAGGCGGCCGGCCAGCGTCTTCTCGGCGGCACTGGCCTGTGGCGGCGGCACGATGGACCAGTCCAGCGTCAGCAGCACGCGCTTGCGCTTGCTCATCTCGGCAAAGATGTGGCCGTCCTTTTCTTCCATATCGGTAAACAAATCGGCCTGGGCGCTGAGCACGCCCTGTTCGGCTTCCTCAAGAACGCGGTGCAGCCGCGCCGGGGTGAGGCCACGTGAGGGATGCTCGGCAAACTCCCGCGTCACCCAGCCGATGCGGGCAGTTTGTGGTTCGGCCAGCACTTCGCGCTGGAGGGGCTGGCCGTATTGATCCAGCAGACGGGGCATGGCGACTCCTACCAGGCACCGCTGCCAAAGGCAGCGGCCTGTTCGCGGTGAACCGGGGTATAGGCAATGGCGTTGCTGCCGCTGGTGGCGGCGGCCCACAGCATCTGCAGCGCGTCCGGGCCGTCGTCGTGGTCGGCCTTGGGAAAGTGGCGCAGCTGCTCGATCAGCGTGTGCTGCGAGGGATGCAGGCGGATCAGGCCATTGGCCATGTGTGGTTGCAGGGTTTCGATGCGCAGCAACTTGTCGGCAATCGGGGTGACGCCACGCGCCGGCACCGGGATGCCACGCGCTGCGGCGCGCTTTACCAGCTCGGTACGCATGAATTCCTGGAACTGGACGGACTCCACCAGCCACAGCAGGCAGTGGTATTGCTGCTGGAAGGCGATGACATCTTCAATGATGCGGTCCGGCAGGCGCTTGCGGATGCTGGCTTCCACCACGTCCAGCACGCCGTTGTGGCGGTTGTAGCCGCCCACCAGGATGGCGGACGGGTCGCGGCTGGCACCGGCCCGGCCCAGCGAAGGGTCGCAGGCCCCGTAAAACAGCCATTCGGCCAGCCGGTTGACCCAGAAGTGGATGCACTGGGCAAACGGGGCATCGTCGCCGGACAGCGGGTCGTTTTGCTGTTCGCTGTCGAAGGCCGCCTTGCCATCGCGGGCGCGCTTTACCATCAGCCGGTAAAAGCTGGTGCCGCCCGGCCAGCAGATCTGCACTCCGGCGTCCATGTCCGGCTGGTGGGCCTGGTAGTAGGCGAGGGCGGCGTCCACCCCCTGCGCCAGCAGCAGCTCGGTCCAGTGGTCCCACAGGTCCATGCGTTCCGGCCATTGCTCCACGGCCCGGAACTTGGCCCCGTGCCACAGCGGGTTGGCCAGCAGCCGCGCCAGCACCGAGTCGTAATGCAGGATGGTGCCGATGATGAACACGTCCAGGCTGTCGTCGGCATCGCCCAGCGACAGCAGGCTCTTGTTGAGCCAGGCATGCAGCTTGTCGCGCTGTTCCGGGCTGCGCACATTGTCGTCGTTTTCCAGATCGTCGCCGATCACCAGATCCGGCCGCCATGGCCCGTGCCGCCGACCCCGGATGCGCTTGCCGGAGCCGAACACTTCTATCTTGGCGTCGTTGCGCGTCAGGATGGTGCCCACCTGCCACACCCGGCCCTGACCGCAGGCTTCGGGAAAGTCACGCAGCAGGCGCGGGTTGAATTCCAGTTCGGCCTTGATGGCCTCCAGCATCGGCAATGCCTGGTCCAGCGCGTCCATCACCAGAATGGGGTAGTGCTTGCGACCGGTGATGACGCACCACAACGTGCCGATCTGGGTGATCAGCGTGGACTTGGCATGGCCACGCGGCGCGGCCACCGCGTCGTGGTCGCCGGTGTGGTTGTCGATGATCTGCTGGAAGCGGGTAAACAGGTAGTCATGCAGCCGGGCCGGTTCGCGCCGGGTGTAGTGCGGAAAGTAGGTGAGGGCAAAAAATCGGAAGCTGGCCATGGCCTGCAGCCGGCGCGCCTGACTGGCGGCCGGGTCCGGGTCGAAGCCTTCGCATTCGGCCTCCAGCTGGCTGCGGTAGGCGGCGGCCAGCTGGGCGAGGTCCTGCAGGAAGGATTTTTTGGTAAGCTTGCTCATGTCATTTTTAGAGAGAGTCTTATGAAACTTGATCGTGAGTTGCAGCGAGAAATTCTTAATGCTCTGGCTAGGGCCTATCCTGAAGATGTTGATCAATATTGGATCTTTAACAATCTCAATGCTGAGTGGCATGACAAAGTGGAGCTATTTGAAAGTAATATCCAATATCTGATTGAGCATGCCTTGGTAGAGCCAAAAAACCACCGTTATAAAGCGACTGCTAAAGGGATGGACTTTCTTCAGCAGGATGGCGGGCTATCTGCCATCCTCGGTACGGTTACAGTCAAACTCCATGCCGATACCATCCGTGACCTGCTCGAAATCCGAATCATGGAATCCCAGCTCCCGGCTCCAGAGAAGAAGCGCTTTGTGGATCAGTTAAAAGAACTACCGGGTGAAGCGTTGAAAACGCTCACCAACAAGCTGATTGAGAAAGCCTGTGATAACCCGGAAGCCGTGGTCTCTGTGTTTAACAGCATTTTCTAGCCATACACCCTCGCCAGCTCCTCCCCAAACGGTTCCAGCACCTCGACAAAGGCCTGGGCGTGTTTGGGGTAACGCTCGCGGATAAACCCGGCCAGCTTCTGCACCACCTCCATCGCCGTGGCCAGCTGGCTGGTTTCCGGCAGCACGCGCTTGCTGGCGGCCACCGTCTTGTTGAAGCTATCAGCCAGGCTGGCCAGAATCTGTACCTTCTTTTCCGGCGGGATGTCCGGGTTGGCGTTCAGCGCGTCCATGGTGGCCTGGTACTGGGTCATGAAGCCGGCCAGTGCGGCGCGGGCCACGGCCTCGATGCCATCCCCGGCCAGCAGGTGGGCGGCGCGCAGCTTGTCCCAGTCATCCCCTTTATCCAGCGCCTCGCGCTTCCAGCGGCTGGCGGTGGACTGCGAGATAGCGCATTGCAGGGCGGCAATTTCCAGGCTGATGCGCTCCAGCACATACAGGCGGCGCAGCCTGTCGCGGGTGTCCTGCCCGTGTGCCACTACAGGATTCCACGCTTGATCATTTCCGCCGCAATGGCGGTGCCGATGGCGGCAATGGCGCCGCTGACCGCGCCGTTCTTGGAGGCGCGGATTTCCACGTCACGCAGGCGGCCATCCATGCGGTCGATGCGCTCGTTATGGATGTTCTGCCGTGCCAGCATCAGGTCCATCTTGCCTTCCATGCGCCCCAGCGCACGTTGCAGTTCTTCATGGTCCGGCATGGGCTTCTCCTTGAGTTGGCGGAAACAGCGCCTGCCAGGCATCCAGTTGCTGTTCCAGCTGCTGGCACCACCGGCCATAGTCGGCCGCGTGGTACAGCAGGGCTAGGGGTGGTAATCCGCCTGCGGCGGTGGCGGTTTGATCGGCTTGAACCGCAATTCCGGGATCGGCTGCGGGCAGATGTGCATCGTCACTGGTGTAACCGAGCGCGGCGAGGTAGAGGCGCAGGCTGTCAGGGCCAAGGCCAGTAAAACGCTCGCCATCCTGTTGTACGACATGGGCAATCCTCCGGCTGAGTTGTGCCTGGTTGCGGGCCAGGTCGGCGCGGGCTTGCAGCAATGCCACGCCCACCCGGTAGGCCTGCTCCTCCAGTTGCTGCTTGTCACGCAGCGCGCTGACCAGTGCCTCGGCCTGGGCTTCTGCCTGCTGGCGCTGTTGTTGGGCATAGCTGGCTTGCTGTCGGGCGATATCGGCCAGATAGCTACGCTCGGCCCAGCGGTATCCGGCGGTGAACAGCCCGGCAGCCAGGGTGACAGCGCCCAGCAGCCACACCCAGCGACGGTTGGCAAAGGGCAGCGTCATCGGCCTTCCTCCTGCTGCAGGGCATCGCGGGCAATCGCCGCCCGCTTGGATGCCTGGTTCTGCGCCACCCAGGCCGCCAGATAACCGACATACAGCCACTCATCCAGCTTGCCGCTGACGGTAATCCACAGCAGCACCAGCGAGCTGACCACAAACGCCCCCACCAGCGTGCTGTCGCTGGTGGATAGCCGACCGCTGGCCGGGTTGCGGATCAGGTCCAGCCAGCCCATTACTGCCACCCCTTGGCCAGTTCAAAATGCGGAAACTCACGAAACTTCGCCTTGGGGTTGCCATACCAGTTCAGCCCGAGCCCCTCGCCAATGCGGCCCATCACCTGCCAGTGCGCGTGACGGGCATCCCATTGCGGCTTGCCGCCCACCATGGGCACGGCATCAAACGCACGGGACGCAGCCTTGCCCTGGATGGTGAAGTTGTGGGCCGACTGCCCGGCGCGGGCATTGGTCACCCTGGGGCCGGGCTTGCTGCGGCCCTGGGCATACAGGGCATCCTGCTCGGCCCCGGAACGCCAGGTGCAGTAAATCAGTACGTCTACCCCGGCATCGGCGCACTGGCGCACAAAGGCATGCGCCAAGGGCTGCAAGTCGGGGTGAAGGTCGGTAACAAGGCGGCTGGCCATGCTGCTGGCGTCCATCAAAGTAGGTAATGGCCACCAGAATAGAAAAGCGCTCCGAGTGGGGCGCTGTGAAGGGGTTCAGTGGGGGAATCCAGTCAGTCTAGGCTGACAAAGGGCAGCAAGGCTTCGTTGGCATCGTCTCTTTGAGATCAAGGTCAACGGTTAGTGGGTAGTCATCTCGAACGCCGTCAATATACTTGCTAATGACAATGTGATAGTGTGGTAACTATCGATGAGAAGTAGCCCTCTGGCATGTCCCATAAAATTTAAGCCTTCAAGTTGGGCCTACTTAACGGCAGTACACAATTGTCAGTGAATATTGGTAGGTGATAAATGGAAAAATTAATTGATAAAATATCAGCTTACAATATTTTCACAAATTTATTTCCAGGAGTTGTCTACTCCATCTTGGTTGAAAAAATTTGGGGATTATCGCTAATAGATAACAATAATTTATCTGCGGCGTTTTTTTATTACTTTTGTGGAATGGTGATATCAAGAGTTAGCTCAATAATGGTTGAGCCGTTTCTTAAAAAGGTAAAATTTGTTGAATTTTCAGAGTATAAGAAATACATAAAAGCTCTTGCCAAAGATGAGCAAATTGCTACGCTTTTAGAAACAAGTAACGTTTATAGAAGTGTAATTGCGCTGTTGGTTTGTGTTCTTGCTACAGGAATGTGGGTGTATTTTTCTACTACAGCCACATTCATTGCGCCATATATGCGCTACATAATTTTGTTTTTATTGCTTACTCTATTTCTATTTTCATACAAAAAGCAAACTAAATACATTGTTGCCCGGATTGAACACCATAGCAAAGATAATGAGGCCTCTCAATGACAATTCAGTCAATAAATACCAGATTTCGCGCATATCAGCTCGACACGGCTGGATCTTCATTTTCCTACTTTAGTGGTAATGAATTTATATTAATAGAAGGTCGATACTGCGATGCGAATGAATACAGCATTAAACAAGAGATGAGTATATGTGAGATTGAGAAGATAGGAGTTTTACATATTACATCTTGGGACCAGGATCACTGCTCGCCCTCTCAGTTGCAAAAAATTATCGATGATTTTCATCCAAGAAAAATCGAATATCCCGGATATGCGCCACATACTGATTGCGGCAAGGAGAGTCTGGATATAATAAGATATTACAAAGAAAAAAATTTAGTTGATAACATAGTATCTATTACTCCGAAGTATATAGAAAGCCTTAGCCCATCATCAAGCTATGGGTACAAAAATATATTATACTGGCCAAAAGAAATTGATAATGATTGTGCAAATAATAACTCTACAGTAAAGCAATTTAGGAGCGGTTGTTTTAATGTTTTAAGTCTTGGTGATGTTGAGTCAACGCAAATTGCATCATACCTCAGAAGAACTCGTTCTATTTATTCGGAGGTGGATGTTATGATCATGGCTCATCATGGTGCAGATAATGGATTTACAACGTCAACTTTTATTAAGGAAGTAAAGCCAATCTTGGCTATTGCAACATCCAATTATGGAAATCAATTCGATCATCCTAGGCAGGAAATAAGAGATCTGCTTTACAAAAATGATGTGCGTCTATTTACAACAAAAACTGGGGATGTGATTGTTAAATCAATAGGCAATCACACAGGGCAGTTTGAGGTTGTTAATCTTAAAGCTGGAAACACTGAAGTATCGAGCCGATATACAGGAGTGGCTCGAAAAAATCATTTTTTAAAAAACAATAACGACACGTTACGAGATCGCCAAGCAACACACAACAGAGGGCCGAAACACTGAGTCCTATCGCTTCAACCAAGTCAGGAAAGCCCAAAGCGAGCTTTTGCTTCCCTCGTTGGTACTTGCGTTCCTTTGGGCTCCCGTCTTTGAAACATGTCTCCTGGCCTAGTGACTTACAGTTGCTCGTCTTTCTCCAGACAACACCACACCTGCCGTTCGGTAATCTGGTACCACCGCCCTTGCAGGTGTGCGGCGTGATTGTTAGTGCCGTGGCGTTTTCGCCGGACTTTTCGCCGAAACCGGCGAAAAGTCGTTTGCCCTGATTATTTGCTGTTTTGCATAAGCTATTCGTTCTGCCGTTTCAGCCGTATGCGGGTGCGGTCACCTGGAAAAAGCGGCGGTAGCTGCTGCCACACCTGATCCCCCAGTTCTTGGGCGATCTCTTCTTCTAGGGTGTCATCACCCGAGAATTCCAGGACCATATACCTGGTTTGGGTGCTATCTTCACTCAATGCGATGTAGTCCATGGCCCGGCGCAGGATGTAGGTTCTGGCCTGGATGGTGTGGACCAGCAAGCGGCAACGCTGACGGTGATGCTCTACCCGGTAGTCGCTGAGCAGATCATCTAGTCGCTTCTGGATCTGTTCGGCGGCTTCCTCCAGGTTCATTGTATTGCGGAATAGCTGCTCGACTTCACTACGCTTGGTCGGCAGGGTTGTGATGCCCTTGCTTTTCAGCAGGCTGCGCATCTGCTTGACCAACAGAAACTCACTGGCCTCTTCCAAGGTGCTTGGAGCGCTGGGTGGGTCTTCATCCAGGCAACCGTCTGCCCACATATAAGGCCAATCTTCCCTTTCCTTGAAACGGGCGGCCCACTCATCAAACCAAGGCCATTGCCAATCTACCGTTTTTAGCGTGGCTTCCATCTCTTCGGCAGACCAGTCGGTATCCCCCTTGACCAGGCCTTGGTCAAATTGCTCTAGCAAGGTGGCTCTAATGGCCTCCGGCCAGTCAATATCATGGGTCATTTGCGCAAAGGCGGTTTCAACTACTTCCTTCGGCGGGCAAAACTGAGGGCGATGCATGGTGAGCAACTCCAAATTACGAGTGAAATTGCTCAGACTAGAATAACGCCCCTTGTTGCTCTCCCGTCGTCCGGTCAGTTGCCGTCTTCAATATGCTCCACACCTGCCTCTCCGTAATCTGGTACTGCCTTGCCAGCTGGTGCACGGCGTGGCTGGCGGGGTGGTGGCGGCTGAGGCTGTCAAAGCTGTCGCGGATCTGCTGGTTGCGCATGGCACGCAGGGCGGCGGCGCAGCGCGGGATGGCCAGGACCTCGCCGCCAAAGTGGCGAGTGAGGATGTCGGCAGCGTCCACGCCCACCACTTCGGCCAACGCCTCGTAGCGGATTTGTCCCTGGCGGCGCTGGTTTTTGCTGACGGGAAAAGTGGTGCCGCCCCATGCTTCGATCAGCTTGAGCGCCTTGGGCAGGCCGATCAGACTGGCGATGAGTTGCGCCATTTCTGGTAGCAAGTGTTGAACCTGTTCCAGTTTCATTTTGTTTTCCTCCCAGCGCGGCGTGCGTCCATCATCAGCGCGGCGACCAGCTTGTGCAGTTGCTGTGCGTCCAGCCAATCCACCTTGTCTATCTGAAACATGCGCCTGGCCATGGCGTCGGCGTAGTGCCAGGGGCGACGGGCTTCGGCCAGCAGTGCTTCGATCTTGCCTATCAATGCCTGGCGGCCTGCGGTGGGTTGTGGCCGTTTGCTGTGGCGTGGGCCGGGCCTGGGAACAAAGCCCAGGCGCTGCATTTCCGCCAGCACCTGCAATAACTGCAGCAGGTCCAGTTGGGTACTGCTGGTGCAGCCGGGTGCGATGCGCGCCAGCAGGCTGCGGTAGTCAGCATCGGCCATGGCCAGTTGCTGGCGGGCGATGTGCAGTTTGGCGATCAGGGCCTTGCGAGAGTCTTTCATGGCGCTTCCTCGGCGCAATGCATGCGTGAGCAGCCTGCCGTTGTATCAGAGGACGGCACCCCAGTGAGTTGGTCGGGGCTGGCTGCTCACGGCTGCAAGGTGTTGAATAATGGATTGGCTGCTCATCAGTACCCAGCCACTACGCCGGGCAGACCGCCTCGCGGCGGTTTCGCACATCCCATTCGGGTAAAATGGCAATGCATGCAGTCAACGTGCACTTCATTCACCGTCGTGGGAGTTCAGCTATGTCAAATCAGCAAGATGCTATTAACCTCAATGTTCAAGAGCGGCTTCGCACACTTGAGGTGCAGCAGCAAGTAATGACCAGCTTGCTTATTTCACTTCTCTCGACCCATTCGAATCCAAGCGCCGCCAAAAAAGTCTTCCAAATAAGTAGCGAGCACCTTGTTTCAAACTGGCTTTCCAGCGCCCTGCAGGAGAGTTGGATTGAGCAAGGAGTTGCTTACCGCGACATGCTGCTTCACTACTTTCCTGAGCCCACCGAATGAGCCGCTCTGTATTGATTTCTTGGTTTTTCTGCATCATTGATCCTTGATTGCATTCTCCTGGCTGCTCATCAGTACCCGGCCACCACGCCGGGCAGACCGCCTCGCGGCGGTTTCGCGGAAGGTCAGGCAATGGCGTCCTTCAAGGCCTTGCCCGGCAGGAACACCACCTTGCGTTTTGCCGGGATGGCCAGGCTTTCGCCGGTTTTGGGGTTGCGGCCGTTGCGGGCGGCGCTGGTGCGTACCTTGAAGCGGCCGATGCTGGCGAAAGCGACTTCATTGCCTTGCTGTGCTTGTTCGCGGATGGTCTGTTCCAGTGCGTCGACCAGGCGCAGGGCGTCGGCCTTGCTGAGGCCGGCCTTGTCGGACAGGGCGGTGATGAGTTGTTGCTTGTTCATGCTGTGCTCCTTAGAAGCGGTGGATAATGATTTCGCAATCGCAATCATTGCTAAGGGTGTCGAACCAGACCTTGATGGGCCGGGTGGGCGGGATACCTTTTTCGCAGATCCAGCCCAGTCCGTCGTGCTGGCTATTGCTGCCATGGGTGACGGCCATTTCGGCGGCGTAACAGAACACGTCGTCGATGCTGTCGATGTCCCACAGACCATCGCGAAACTGCTGCAGATAGTCTTCGCTGGCGAAGTCGGCGGGCAGTTCGATGGTGAGTTCTCGTTCAATGGTGACGCGCACCCGGCGCTGTATGGTGTCCATGTCATACCCCTGCGATGTCGAGCGGCAGCGCCTGATACTGGTCGCTGTCGCCGATGCGTTCATAAATGCGGATGTAGCTTTTGGAGCATTGCACCCGCACCGAGTCGGACAGCGTCTGCATGGCGCGTTGCCATTTCTCGTCCTGGATGTCGAGGCGGCGCAGGCCGAGGATGCGGCCGGTGCTGATGTTGCCGGCCTTGTCGACATTGAAGGCATCGCCGACGATGGCGCGGATTTCGCTGCGGGCGTCTTCCGTCCATTCGTGTAGGCATTCGTCGATCAGGCTTTTGGCGGCTTGCAGGCCTTCGTCGAAGGCCAGCGTGTCCTGAATGGCGCGCAGCAGCTTGTAGCGGCCATCAAAACTGAGCAGCGTCACATTGCCCTTGGAGCCGCCCAGCTTCGCGCCGTAGCGTTCGCCGGACAGTTCGACAAAGGCGTTGATGTCGGCAAACACGGCGGTTTTGAAGTCCGCCAGGCTGCGGTTGAGCTGGCGGGCGCGGTTGACGATGTCGTTGACCAGATCATCCCGTGCCTGGTCGATGGGCTTGATGTGTTCCAGCGGCACCAGCCGGCCGCGGGCGTCCTGTTTGTAGCCTTGCGGGGTGCTCATGGCCGGGCCTCCGTGTGGGTACCCAGTACACGGGTGATGTGGCCGCTGAGGGTGAGCAGTTCGCTGGCTCCGTTGCCCAGGGCGGCCATTACCAGCCGGCAGCGCTGGGCGGTGGCTTCCAGCATGGCGCTGTCGATGTCGCCGGACAGCAGACTGCGCAGCAGTTCGGCGTTGGCGGGGGTGATCTTGCTGGTGTCGATGCCCAGCTGGTGGTGCAGGCGCACCAGTTCGGCCACCGGGGCGGGGACGCTACGCTCGTTTTCGTAGCGGCTGCCGCCGGACTGGGTGACGAAAACCCGGCTCCAGAACTGTTGCTGGTTCAGCCCGGTCTGGCGGCGCAGGCTGCGGTAGTCTTGCTTGACGGGGGTGTCGTGCATGGTGGTCTCCTGAGGGTTTAGTGGCCGAATTCGGTCCAGACGATGCGGCAGCCTTCCAGCTGGAACTGGCCCTGGCGGTAGTGGCCGAAATAGGTGTCGTGGCCAAAGCTGTAATAGACGGCGTCCCCGCTGGCGATCAGCCGCTGGCAGCGCGGGCTGGTACGGATGCGGATGGTGGGGCGCTCGGTGTGTTGCAGGCTGGCGCTGACTACTGACAGGCCGCGTTCGGTGAGCTGGCGCACAGCCTGGGCGATGCGCAGCGCGGCCAGCAGCATGCTGGCGTTGTCCTGCACATGCGGCGGCACGGCGGGGTCAGGCAGGATGGTTGGCGTCATGGCGTTCTCCTTCTCCTTGTGGGCGTTGCGGGCAGTGCTGGCAGGCACGCCAGTGGGCGAGCTTGCCGGGGTGATGGGTGGGGGCCTGGGCCAGGGCGATGGCGCGGCAGTCCGCCTGGCGAATGTCCTGTTGCAGCCAGGGGCAGTGGCAGCTGTCCAGCAGTGCCAGCGCCTTGCGCGCCACGTGGCGGGTGTCGCCGGGGTATTTGCCGGCCAGCACCAGGCTGAGGGTGGTGCGGCTGTAGCCCATGCGCTTGGCCAGCTGGCCGATGCTGCTGGCTGCGGCGGCGCGGCGTAGCAGGGCAAGCCAGTGCGGTTCAGTCGTCGTCATGGCGGATGTCCTCTTGCCAGACCACCCTGGCCAGGTTGGGGTCGTACACGCATTTGCTGCGCTGGATCATGGGCGGGCGCGGGCCGGTGTATTTGCCGGGCAGCAGGCGATAGCGGTTGAGGGTTTTGCCCTTGCCCACGCCCAGCGGGCGCGAGGCTTCCAGCAGTTGCAGGTAGCCGGCGCGGTACAGGGTGCGCAGATAGGTGTTGGCGCTGTCATCGGCAATGTGGATGCCGGCGCTGGCGGCGTGCTGGATCAGGTCGCGGCTGCTGAACTGACCGAGGATGCGCATGGTGCGCCACAGGGTTTCGTTGCCGTTGCCCTGGCTGACCGGCTGGCCGCTTTTGTTCAGGCGCGGGGCTTCCACGCCGTTGTCACGCATCAGCCGGTAGCGTTTGCCGGTGCCGTTGCTGCTGGCCGGGCTGTGGGCGTGCAGGTAGCCGCCTTTTTCCAGTGCGCGCAGGTAGCTGATGGTGGTGGCGTTGTCCACGCCGCTGGCGCAGGCCAGTTCGGCGACGCTGAGGTCTTGTTGCCGGGCGCGGATGGCTTCCCAGATGCGCTGGCGCTTGCTTTTGCCACCGCGTTGTTCCAGCTGGGCGGGCAGTCGGTTCGGGAGCAGGGTTTTCATGGCGGGCTCCTTATGCTGCGCTGCCATGGCGGCGCGGGGCTTCGCCGGTGTACAGCGGGCGCTGGCCCCAGGTGGCCAGGTCCACGCTGTCCATGCCTTCCACCAGGGCGGTGTCGTAGACATTGACCAGGTTGACCGACACGCGGCGCACGCTGCCGTGGCTGAGGGCCACCAGGTGTTGCAGCAGGTCGTCGGCCAGCGGGATGTCCGGGCAGTAGATGGCAGCCAACTGGCGACTGTCGGCCAGGCTGACGGCGGCGGCGGGCAGCCAGGACAGCACGCGGCCGTGGAAGCGTTCGAAGCGCTTGAGCTTGTGCGGCAGTTGTTCCTCACCCACCAGCAGCAGGCTGGACTGGCTGCCTTCGTAGATGTCGCGCACCAGTTCGATCATGCCGTGCTTGTCCGCGCAGTAGTCGAATTCGTCCAGGATGAGCGGGCGGCGGCTGGCGGCCAGTTGTTCGCAGATCTGGTCGAGCAAGGCGGGGATGGTGCCAGCGGGCTTGATGCCCATTTCAAACAGGATTTTTTCCAGCAGGGTCTTGCGGCTCCAGGCGCTGCGCAGTTGCACGTAATAGGCGCGGCTGCGGTTGGCCACCGCCACGGTGGCGGTGGTTTTGCCCCAGCCGGAGGGGCCGTAGTAGACGGCCAGGCCGGGCAGGCTGTCCTGGCGGTTGACCAGTTTTTCCATCACCACCGCGACCAGGTCGAGGTTGGCAATGGGGGCGATGCGGTGGCTGTGCGGGTGGGTCATGGTGGTCCTCAGGCGGTTTTCTGGTGCAATACCTTGTATTCGTGGCTCTTGGCGTAGCTGGCCAGCCAGCGTTGTTGTTGCGGGCTGAGCGGGGTGTCGCTGGAGCTGAGCTGGCGGTGCAAGTTCAGGCGTTGCTGTGGGTCGGCGGGGACGGCAAACCCGTCTGCACTGACGGTCGGCGGGCTCGCCGGGCTGCTGTGCAGGCGCTCGAAGGCCCCGGCGATGTCCGTCCCGCGCAGGCCGGGCAGCACTTCGTCAGCCTGCAGAGTGAGGGCGGGTTGGCCTTGCCGTTCGGCGCGGACTTCCGCCAGCTGCTGTTGCAGACGGCGTTCGCGGCCCTGGGCGCGTTTGTCGCGGGCTTGTTGCAGCAGGCTGCGCGGCAGGTAGTCGCGCTGGTTGCCGTTGAGTTCGGCGCTGCACAGGTAGCGGCCGGCGGCGTCGTACACCCACACGCGGCTGGGGTCGTGGATGTCGTAGCCGACATGCAGCTGCTCGCCGTGGTGTTCTTCCAGTGCGCGGGCAAAGTAGCGGTTGCCGAGCAATTCGATTTCGCAGCGGCGCACGGTGCGCAGCAGTTGCGGGCGGAACAACGGGCGGGCTTCGTCATCGCTGATGCTGTGCGGCACAAAGCCCTGGGTGAGGTGGGCGGCCCATTGTTCGTCCGGGCTCATGTGGCGACGGCGGCCTGTGGCCGGGTCGGCAATGCGCGGCAGGCTGCGGTGCGGGCGGGCGTTATAGTCAGCCACTTGCTGCTCGCAAAACTGCACGAAGTCGGCCCAGCCCAGCAGCGGCATGGCAGCGCTGCTGCCGTTCTTGCCGGACTGGCGGATGGCGTGGCGGGTGATCTTGAAACTGGCATGCCTGGCCTGCTTGTCCATGTCCCGGCCGACATAGCCGGGCAGGGTTTTGGCGGCATTCACCCAGATGGTGTGGTGCAGCCGTTCTATCACCCCGCGTGCCTGGGAGTTGTAGGGCAGGCTGTTGATCATCTCGATGCCCAGCCGGGCCATGAAGCCGGTGGCGGTGTCCAGCATCATCTGGTTTTTGTAGCCGCTGCCGTTGTCGACATAAAACACCGCCGGGATGCCGTGCTTGAGGCAGGCATCGCGTAGCGCGTCCAGCACTACCAGTGCGCTTTCTGCCAGCCCCACCGACCAGCCCACGGCCTTGCGGGTGGCGATGTCCACCAGAGTGGTGATTTCCGGGCGGAAGGGGCGGCCGTGCAGCGGGTGCTGTACTTCAGCGTCGAAGGTGTGGCCATCTGCGCTGTAGATGTCGCCCGGTTGCAGGTCGGCAAAGCTGCGGCGGATGAAGGGCTTGAGGGTTTTGAGCTCGCGCTCGCCCATGCGGCCGCTGTGGCGGCTGATTTCGCCCACCTTGCTGACAAAGCGCCGTACCTGCCACACGCTGGGCAGATCGGCCTGGCCCTGTTCAGCCTTCCACTGCGCGGCAAACTGACGGTAGGCGTGTTCCAGCGTGGGTTTTTCCGGGCGCTGATAGTGGCGCATGAAGCTGGCAGCCCACGGCGGCACATTCAGCTGCGGCTGGCGCTGGGCCGGGGCCAGACGGCCTTGCTGCTGGTATTCGGCCAGCCGCAGCAGGCTGCGCACGCTGGGCAAACCGTCCGTACTGGGCCGGCCACGCTCGTCACGCGCCAGTTTCAGCATGGCTTGCAGCTGCTCGCTGGCGCTGCCCAGCCGGGCCATGTCCAGCAGCAGGGCGGCGGCTTTTTTCATCGGGTAACCGGTGCGCTGCATCAGCGATTGCAGGACCTGCAAGACGCCAAGACGGGCATCGGCGCAGAGGGTTTGGGCCGTGTTTTGCGCTGCGGCAGGCAGGGGGGCCGGGGGCGGCGCGGGTTCGCTGTTGATCAGACTGCCAGCCTGAGCCTGGCGCATGGCGTCCATCACATAGGCCGGTGGGGTGTAGAGCCTGCGCTTGCCACCGCGGCCACGGCTTTCCTGATAGGGCCAGTGTTCCTTGTCGGCACGGGCGAGCAGGGCGACCTTGCTGCCGGGCAGTACCGGCAGTTTGAGGGCCAGCAGCTCGGTGGCGCTGTACTGCCGGGACGTCATGTTTGGCTCCCGAACAGGGCCAGTTCCGGTTCGCTGCTCTTGCTGATGTTTTCGCGCTGGTAGGCCAGCCGGGACAGGATGCCGGTGAGGGCGTCCACGGTTTCGTCCAGCGATTCGCCGTGCTGGTAAAAGCGCACCAGCAGGGACATGGCGTCGGCAAAGCCTGCGTGCAGATCGGCCAGGTCGGTGTGGTCGGCCTTTTTACCGCTGGCAATGCGGATGACGACCTTGTCACCATGGGCCAGGCACAGGTAGTCGCTGATGTAGCTGGCACCGGTGAAGGCTTCAAACTGACGCAGGCGGTTAAGCGGCATGGAGGATTCGGCCAGCCAGCGGTAGTAGGTCTTGAGCTCCACGCCCATCAGGTCTGCCATGACTTTGGCCGGACGGCGCAGCTTGTCGGCGGCGTGGTCGGCGCACAGTTCGATGGCTTCATCTAGATTGCTGGCGTAGCGATGTTTCCAGTTGGGTTTTCTCACCGTGGGTTTCCTCTGTGCGGGAATCGTGGTGGTGGCGCGCTGGCGGATGCGTGCTTACCATTCATTCAGGACAGGGCGCTGGCGGGGTCGGCCAGTACCATGGCGGAAACAAGAGGAGGCAAAACCGGTTTAGAATGGCGTTTTGCGTAGCGGCTGGGCCAGATCACTTCTGGTGGCTGGCCGATGGTGGCGGCGATGATGCGTTCCGCCTTGGGCCAGGGCCGGTCCAGGGCGTTGTTGAGCGCTCCGGCGCTCAGGCCGATTTCCCGCGATAACTTGCGCAGGGACCAGCCCTGTTTGTGCAGGGCCGCTACGATGTCCGCACGGTGCCAGTCCGGTGCGGTTTTTTTGACGGCAGCAGATGTGTTCATGCCTTAATCCTTTGCGGTGATCAGGTGTGAACACGTTAAGTGTTAAGAAAATAACGGTCAATGTGTTAAGTGATTAACACTTATCGTTTCTGTACTTTATGACTGCTGCGTCGCTATTCATCTAAACCGCTGCCTTTGTTGGCTAATTTTGTGCGTGCCTGATGCGGTAACTGTCAGGCCGTGCTTAACGGTTAAGTGGGGTAAGTGTTAGGTGCAGGATTTGTTATCAGCCAGTGAGATTGCCGATTTGCGGATTCCCGGTTTGCCGACGAGCAAACCTGCCATCATTGCGCGGGCCGATCGAGAGCAGTGGTATAGCGAGACGGTGACCGGGCGGGGAGGGGAGCGCCGCGTGTATCGGCTGCCAGAGCAGTATCAGGTGGAGCCGTTGGTGGCAGCCGCCAGGCAGTTGTCAGCAACGCAGGGTGCGGCACCCGCTGCCGTGGACGTTGCCATGTTGCAGATGGTGGAATCGGTGCTGGAGTCCATCCTGCAAGAACGTGGCCTGAAGCTGCGTCCGGACCAGCGTGGCCAGGTGGTGGCCTTTTTGTATGACTACATTGCCAGGGGCGGCAGTCGTGAAACCATGACCCAGGCCCTGGACGCACTGGTGGCCTGACTCTACTTTTCGACAGTTTCCAAAAGGACAGGTGGGCACTAGTCTAACGGCCTGTCCATCTGCGAGGTTCAGCCCATCATGCCGGAGATACGGATGTCGAGCGCCTCAGGCGGCTATTGAATGATGCGCTCGACTTGCCAAAACCAACTGGCCCGCGCTATCTCCAACCGGCGCCCTTGATGTACCAGGCGGCCAATGATGAATGCTATCCGACCATTCATCCAGAGCCACAAACCATTCGGTCCGGTGTCAAAAATACTGCAAGATCAATCAATCTACAGCTATTTTTACGCATTTTCCTGCACGACAAGCTGGATGCCCCCGCCATGCTGATCGCCTCTTGGTTACTGGCTTTCGTCGCTTCATCGCCGATCAAATACCGGTGACAAAATAACTACCCCCCCACACACACTTTCGCACGCGCTTTTGCACTGAGTACCCCTCGCAACAAATGCAAAAGAGCCTGCAAAAGCAGGCTCTAACCATAGCGTAGTTTTTAGCCATCAGGCATCCAGTGGGAATGGCGGTCTAGTCGGAAGTTTCACCGAGGAATCAAATGATGTCGCGCGGATGATTTCCCTTAGATCATTACGATACGCTGCCCACTCGGTCGGTACCTGAATAGATTTCTCGTAGCAGCGTAGTACCGTTCGGTCAGACGCGTCCAGCGCAGCTTGTGCTTGCTGAATCTGGTTATAACGCAGCATGGCATCATCAGTATCCGACTCTCGGATGTCTCCAAAATCACCGGCAACGGCCCGCGCAAAAAGCTCCCGGCCATGTTCTGTCGTGTCATCTGGCGCTGCCGTAAATGGCACGGCCCCCAGAGTGACAAAACATACGGTCATCGTGATTGCGCGGCCGTTGTTAGCCCACTGCAGATCAGTTACCGCCGTATATTCAAATTTCATGCAACCCTCTGCGCTAAAAAAATCGTAAAGTTGCCGCCCACTGCTACCAACGAGTGCATGGCTCTCCAGGTTCCCACCGCTGAGGCTCCCACAATCGAATTGAATCGCCCCGGCTTCTCTAGACACTCTTGAGCCGTTGGAAATATTGCTTCTCAAACTCTACCGGCGATAGCCCGTTTGCGGAACCATGCCGGCGTTTCGGGTTGTAGAACATTTCGATGTAATCGAAGATATCCCGCCGGGCCTCCTCCCTGTCGTGATAGGTTTTGCGCTTGATGCGCTCCCGCTTCAGCAACTGGAAGAAACTCTCTGCCACGGCATTGTCGTGGCAGTTCCCACGCCGACTCATGCTGGGTACCAAGCGATGAGCCTTCAAGAAGTCCTGCCAGTCGTAACTACTGAACTGGCTCCCCTGGTCGGAATGCACCAGCACTTCCTGCTTGGGCTGACGTCGCCATACCGCCATCAACAGGGCATTCAGCACCAGCTCTCTATCGATACGTGACTGCATCGACCAGCCAATCACCTGCCGCGAGAACAGGTCCAGCACCACCGCCAGGTACAACCACCCCTCATGCGTGCGGATATAAGTGATGTCGGTCACCCAGGTTGTATTCGGCTCATTCACGGAGAACTGGCGTTGTAGGTGGTTAGGTGCCACCACGGCCGGGCGGCCACTGTAATGCCCAGGACGCCGGTGGTAACCCGTCTGCGAACGTAAGCCCTCCTGCTTCATCAGCCGAGCCACACGATGTTTGCCACAGCGCTCTCCCTGAGCCTGCAAGTCGTCATGCACCTTGCGATAGCCATAGACACCGCCACTTTCGAGCCACGCCTGCTTGATGTGCTCCAGCAAGCGCTGGTCTTCACGCGCTCGTGGTGAATGCGGGGATGCTTTCCAGGCGTAGTAGCCACTGGGATGCACCGACATAACACGACACAGACGTCGAATAGGGAACTGCTGTGCATGGGCCCGGATGAAGGCATACCTTACCCGGACTCCTTGGCAAAGTATGCGGCGGCCTTTTTTAGGATGTCGCGCTCCTCGGTGACCCGTTTGAGCTCTGCCTTGAGACGTCGGATTTCGGCTTGCTGGTCTGCGGGTTCGGCCGGTTGGGCGCGCTTGGGGTCGAAGCGTTTCAGCCATTGATACAGGCTGTGGGCAGATACGCCGAGACGGCTGGCGACTTCGGCCACTGGGTAACCACGCTCGGTTACCTGTTTGACTGCTTCAATCTTGAACGCTTCGGGGAAACGCGGCTTGCTCATGACACCTCCTTGTGGGGCCTAGTGTGAGGCTCGCGAAGTGTCTAGGAAAGGAGGGGCGATTCAGATGTTTAATGTTCGAGACATCTAAATAAGTCATCTGCTGCTGAAAACTCTAGCAGTGACTGATGTTGGATATGGTATTCACCCATACGAATAAATGGTCATTCGAAGTAGTCATGCCCGCATTGTGCGGGCATGGGGAGTACAAAGATGCGGGAAAGGGGCCGGTAGCTGGCGCTAGAAGCCCATATCATTGCGTCGCTGCTGCAAACGGCGCTCCAACCCTTCTCTGTAGAGAATGCCGCCGACTTCAACGAGTAGAGTCATATCATCCTCAGATAACACGCCCTGGCTCAAGTAAAGCCAAGTGGTCAGCTTGACAATAGCATCATCAATGTTCGTTTGTTGGTCACTGACATCCAGCATCTGGGCTTGTGTTTCAAATAGGGCAATTATGGGATTCGTATCCATCACTGGCCTCCTGAAGACAATTTAAGGATGACTGTTTTTAAGTGGATCTGCTGTACATGCAGACACACCATCTTTACGAACTGCTGTGGATAAATAACGCTTACCTTGAGAATCTTTGCGCAGACAAAATCGTACGTTGTGACGGCCATACTGGCCATCCATATCGAAGGATAGTGGTGTATCCAATGGTAGGGGTTTGGCTGGGTGGCGGGTTATATCAGATTGTGCTTCCCCGTAGGCCACACAGGTAGAGGCTGAGTCCGGTAAGGGTTTTTTCCATACTTTGAACCATGCATCCCAGAGGTATCCTGGTGCGCTTGGAGACTCGCTGAAAACACGGAATGCTAATCCCATATCCTTCATGTAGTCTGGTGGCTCCTGGGGAAGAGGTTCCTGCGAGAAGATGCACGGTTTACCGCTACGAAGGGTGAGGCCAGCCACAGCATCATAGGGTTTGGACATTGCGGTCGCCCATGTCGATATGCTCCCTAGCAACATCAAGAATGCCATTTTTTTTATTGTCATGGCTTTGGCTCCACTTTAGTCGTCTGTGGTAACAAGGTTGGATCTTTCGGAGTATTGATGAAGCGTGTCAATGCAGCTCGTAGACCGGGCAGTCTTTTGGCATACACTGACATGCTCAACACAGTAGCGCCAAAGTAATGGGAAACCAACTGGGCCTGCTGCTCCATATTGAAATCGGGCATTGTCTTGCCTTTATCCTCGCCATCAAGGTTGTAACGATACGCAGGTGCCGGCTGACCTTTTACGCCATCGTCCGAGTATCCCCCTCTAGTACTTAGCTTGATGCCCGCCCAAACGACTGAATAGCCAAGCTGGTATTGCCAAACGTGAGTCATCTCATGAATGAACCAGACTTGAGTACCAGGCTCGACGGAAGGAGCAGAAAAATCGGGCTCATACGCACTGGAGGGGAAGTGAATCTCCCCTTTTGGCGTCATGGCGTTGTCAGAGCGGTCCGGCTGGCCGAAGAGACCACCCTTGTGGATTTTGACCAAGCTATAGTCGATGGCGTCTTTAAAGACGGTCTTCGCCATCGTGATTTCACCTGCTGTCATTGGCCGCACATCAGGTGCGGGCAGGGGGTGATTGACCACAGATGATCCAATCGCTTGTGAGTTGGTTTTAATGCCTTTTAACTCGACCTTCATCGCGGGCGTTGGCGCACGCCCACCGGCCTCGCACATGTGGTCGGCTGCACAGTCACAGCCATAAAACATGTCCTGATAAAATTCGGCGCTGACAATATCTTGTGCGCTATCTGTTTCGATCCGCTGCGTTTTTCCTTCCGCATCAGTAGAGCCCTCGATGGTGGTGCCGTCTGCCAGCGTCAATGCATAAGCGGTATTCGCCAAAACGCTATTATTGGGAAGGACGAATTTGATTTGTTCATCAAATGACGGTGTGGAGGCTGCGGCTTTCTGCAGTACGGATGCCATCAGAGAACCCGCCATTATCGCCTGTCCACCTGGAGCAACATCGATAGTCGCTTGACTCTGCGTTGCAATCAGAGTTGCACCACAAGATGTCAGCATCCCCTCAACCGCGACGTTTTTACCGAAGTAAGCCACATTCTGAGCGCCAGCAACAATGACGAAGTCCCGCTTGCATTGAGGGCAATAGCCTTTGTGTCCTACACCGGCTGCATTTTTTCCATAGACGGACAGGTGAGGAAATGCTTCCAGCACCGTACCGCCGTGAGACGTTGGATCACCCTCGCGGATAATTGCTTTTCCCATCGCCTGCTCCAGCATGATTCATTGAAGCGAATGATTATACCATGCCAAGAGCATGATAAAAATTGACCATGGTTCAAGCTGGCTACCAGCTACAAATGACCAGCTCCGCGCTGGACTTCCCTTTCTTCGGATTCACGCTGTACTGGATAGCTACCTGCTCCATCCTGAAATCTGCGAACACGTCACGAATATCTGGGTGGTCGTTGATACTCAAGACCACCTTGCCCTTGCAGCTGCGCATCACCTCGGCCAGCGCCTGGTACTCTTCAAACGGAAACGGCACACCATAGCCCTCCGTCTGCCAGTAAGGCGGATCAGCATAGAACAGGGTATGAGGCCGGTCGTACTTCTGGATGCAGGTTTTCCAGTCCAGGTGCTCAATGTAGGTCCGGGCCAGGCGCAAGTGCGCGGACGACAGCTCCTCCTCAATGCGCAGCAGGTTCATCCGGGGTGGAGTGGTGGTGGCAGTGCCAAAGACCTGGCTGCTGACCCTGCCGCCAAAGGCCATCTTCTGCAGGTAGTAAAAGCGGGCTGCCCGCTGGATATCCGTGAGGATGACCTCCGGGGTGATCTGCAGCCACTTGTACATTTCCCGCGAAATCAGTGCCCACTTGAACTGGCGTACAAACTCTTCCAGGTGGTGTTGCACCACCCGGTAGAGGTTCACCAGTTCGCCCGAGATGTCGTTCAACCGACGTCCCCCCACTTTCAGTAGCAGGGGGCTTTAGAGTCCAAGCTTAATTTACCTGATTTCTCCGCAAATGATTCGGCATAGGCTGCCGGCGTCAAACCACCCAGTGCTTTCTTCGGCCTTTCATTGTTGTATTCCCTTCGCCAGGCTTCGATGACAACCTGGGCCTGGCGCAGGCTGGTGAACCAGTGTTCGTTCAGGCACTCATCCCGGAAACGCCCATTAAAGGATTCGATGTAAGCGTTCTGATTGGGCTTGCCCGGCTCGATGAGAAAGAGCTGAACCCCATGAGCGTGGGCCCAGCTCAACATCACTCGGCTGCAGAATTCCTTGCCGTTATCGGTCCTGATGGCTTTGGGCAAGCCACGTGTCTTCGCCAACTGGTCAAGGACGCGGGTCAGATGCAGGCCTCCCATCGCACGTTCCGGAACAATGGCGACTGCCTCATGCGTGGCATCATCGACCACCGTCAGATTCTTGATGACACGCCCCTCCGCCGTCCGGTCGAACACAAAGTCCATCGACCAAACCTGATTGGCCGCCAAAGGGCGAGCCAGTGGATGACGGTCGGCCACGGGAATTTTCTTGCGCTTACGCCGGCGAATTTGCAGACCTGCCTCAGCATAAAGCCGGTCCACCCGCTTGTGATTGACCACCATGCCGCTCTGCCGCAGCTTCAAATAGATCATGCCAGCACCGTAGCGACGGTGCCGTTGCGCGAGCGCGATGATCTGCGCTTTCAAGGCGACATTATGGTCGGTGGCGGGTTGGTAGCGGAATGAACTGGGGCTCATGTCGGCTAGACGGAGCGATCGACGCTCGCTGAGCCCTTTGCCCACCAGATGGCGCACCAACTCCCGCCGTGACGGTGCGCTCACCAC